ATGAGCGACCCAAAAACCCCTGAATACACCCGAAAAGCCATCAGAGCGTACGAAAAAAACCTTGTTCGTAAGTCTGTGACTTTCGATGTGCGTAAGCCTGATGACATGGCATTGCTTGAGATGATTGAACAAGATGGGCGTGCATTCGCTGAGATTGCGCGCACCGCCCTGCTTGAACACCTGCAGAAATAACCAAGCCCCACCTTTTCGGGTGGGGCTTGTATTTAAGCTATCGTAAACCCCTGCCCCCTTTGGCTACCGCTCGGGTGCTTATAGCCCAAATGCACCCAGCTACCCGTAGAGTTTGGATATTCAAGGATAATCTGGTCGTACTTGATGCCACGCTTTTTAAGCTCTTTGGTTAGATGTGCGACGATTTGCCGTGTTGTCCCAAAGGTGGGCGCACGAAAATCAATTGCTAGCCCATGTATGTGGGCGCTGTTTTTCGCCCCACCGATGGCGCTATTTAGCCGTGGACTGCGATAGCCACTCGTAATGAATACAGGCTGACCCAAGATGTCACGCGCTGGCTGCCAAAGATTGACCGCCGATTCGATCAGATTATTAAGCACCTTGGCATCTGGCATGTTATCAATACCACGCCTTGCCGCCGTCTGACTTGCCAACAGCTCGTTTAGCGTGATGTTTTTGGTGATGGGGATAACCACACCCTTTGATAATGCCACTCTTAGGGCATGGATAGATTGATTACCCCAAATGCCGTCAGGTGTGGCACCGATGATGGTTTGGATTTTTTTAATCATAATTCACTCCAATAAAAAAACCCCGTTGCGGGGCGTTTGGTTATTTGAAAATCGCTTTAAATGTGTCTTTAACCTCAGTGACAATCTCACTTGGCGTCTTATTGGTCGTTGACAGCTTAATCGCTTGATAGATTGCGCCGACTAATGTCATGCCGAACACGCTGCACAGCATCATCACAAAGCCGTGGCTTGCGTGCGACCAATGACCCCAGCCCATATACTCAATGAGCCATGCGCCTGCCAAGAAGCCAAAATACGCACTAAACGCGATTTTGATGAGCACGCCCAAGCTCAGCTTGAGCTTGCCGTCAGTGTCGATGTCACCCGTCAATGTGAGTGCAAAGACTGCGCCGATGATTACGCCGATGATTTTGACGATCAGCGGCAAGTTGGATAGATTTTCGGGCATTATTTGCTTCCTATTTAATCGTCAGCACGCCTTTGACTGTGGCGTGTAAATCGGCTTTGGTGATGTCTAAGGGTGCATCGTTTTGACGCCCACGCACGGTGAGCGTGGTGTCATCGCCACGAATGAGCTTGATGTTGTGTTTCATTTTTTCTCCTGGTGCTAAAAAAGCCCATCAGTGATGGGCGGTGGTGGGTTGGTGGTGTGGGCTAGGTCATGATGGCCTCCTTGTGAATGGGAATGGTAGATTATCAATATCAGAAAAAAGAATATTTACCTCATCATCACTAAATATCAGATTTCTTGTTGTTAGCTCCTGTTTCATGGTTCTCGTAGTGCCATCTTGATTGATAATATCAAATGGTGGTACAACCTTAATATGATTGCCATCAACACAGCCTACACACGCAAGCACCACGGGTGTCATAAAATGAGGGTAGGTTTCGCCTGCCGAAAATTCCAATGAATAGTGCCCGTCATGGTCACCAATGGCATCTGTCAGTTCAGAGCTATTATTAGGATAGTACCCGACTGATAGCTTGGGGCTTAATATGCCAACACAGCGTTTGGTAATACGTGCTGGCAACAACCTAGACAATGGCACACCATGATTTTTTCTTTTGTTAATCATTGCTCTATCACTGCCCGTGCTGTTGTTATAATAATCGACACCATGATCATAGGAATGGGTAACGTGATGAGTCAGCAGTCTGGCTTCATCACTCGATAGTAATTTAATATTATTGGGGATACTTTGTCGTGTGGTTTTGGTCTGTAGAGACATTGGCATACTCCGACTACTAAAAGTCACATTGCCCTGTCTACCATACAGATTGATGCCTACTTTATTTTCTTTAATAACATTGACATCGAAAATATATATGTGAAATTTGGCAAGCTCAGCATCTGATAACCTACCATTTGAATAAAACATCATTCTAGCCATGTCATCAAAATAACCTGTATTTAGATAGACAACAGGATTACAATCTTTGGCAAGCCCATCATAATACACCCCTGTAATGGGACTAATGGCATTAGGCAAGTCTATATAATACATACAGTATTCAGGTGTGTGAATGTCAGCCTGCCCTTCACGTAATTTAGAGTTAATGCCTAGTCGCTTGGCTCTATACCAGTATTTTCTCTTATTTTTTTCAAAAGGTGTATCAAGTAATCTTGTTAACCTACCAGACTTAACAAAGCTAAATACAGCTTCATCACTATCTAATAATTTTTGACCTTGTTGATTAAAAGTTCTAAAACTCATACATACCCCCAGTAGATTTTAATAGGTGGTTTTTGTTTATTAGTATTAGTTCCGTGTTCTATATCGTATTCAAACCCTGTATTTGTGTGTTTGATGGCTACACTCCAAAAATTGTAAGTATTGGTGTAATGATAGTTTTCATCAACATCCTTAGCATCAGGTGGAACTAATAAAGTATCATTACGAGATAAATACACAGGCACAACAATGCGTGTCGTGCCGTGTGGAATGGTGTAATTGACGGTCTGCTTTTCAGCGGTTGTTACCGTTTTATTACCGATAAATTTGGGATAACGACCTGTGATGTTGCTAATCTCACGACCATCCCTATCCCACACCCTAAGACCTGTTATCATGTGAATATCCCCAATTCTACCGCCTTTTTGCCTTGCGACTTATCATACCAGACGATTAAGCCTCTTGAATTAAGCTCAAGGCTTGAACCATCACCAAAGGTATTGTTCAGCTCAAAACGCCCATCTTTGAATAATCTCCAGCCTTGCTGTCCTGGCTCATAGTTATCCGACTGTATGCTGTCGGCAATTTTTGCCATGGTGATCGAACCGTTAGCGATGTATGCGTCTTTGATGTAAGTGCCAGCAGGTACTTGTACGCCATTGACCACTTGCGGACTGGTCAAGACCGTAAACGGTGTATCGCCTTTTTGACCTGTGGGACTGGCGATGTAGAATTTATCAGCACGCACGGCAAAATCAGACACCCCATTATTGCTTGCCAAGCCAATACCGCTCACGATATTTCCGCTTTGGACTTTGAGTGTCCATTGGGCGGATAAGCCGTTTAGGGTTTGGGCGTGTTGTTGTATGCTTGCCGATTGACCGTTTACGGTGGTTTGTAGGGTGCTGATTTTTTGGGCTTCTGCCGTCAGCTTGCCGTCTACTTGATTAACTTTGGTGGTTAGGCTATCAAGGGCGTTGGTACTCGCTTTTGTGCCAAGTGTGCTTTCAAGCTGTGATAATTTACTTGCCGTTGCTGTGTCTTTTGTTGCTTGTGCTTGTTTAAACTCATCAAGGTTGGCATTGGTGGCATAAGGCGACAAATCTACATTGACATCCTCAGGCGCAGGTGTCCAGTCTGTTGCGATGTTGCCACGCTCTGCTTTAACTTGGTAATATGTGACCGAGCCAGTTGCACTACCGCCATAACCGCCACTGTTAGCATAGACAAGCACCGCATTAATCGGTTTAGACGGCTGATTAAACTTAGCAACAATCATATCATTGACTATGCTGACATCCTGGCGTTGCTCAAGGTTACCATTGATGTTGCTATTATGCGTAATCGCAACAGTCAGCTTATTGTCATTGTTACCGACAATATCTTTAATTTTGGCGGTAAAGACTAACGGCTCATTGACATCGCTTGTAAGCCGATACAAGCGATAGCGTCTAGTACCATCAACAATATTATCAACTTGGCTGTTGGTGATTAGGTTACGCCCACCAACGCTTAAGCCATCAATCTTAGCCGTCAGCGTCTGCTGAGTTTGTGCAATCGCTTGATTAGCCGTTGTGATTGACTGCTCAGCGGTTGCAACACGAGCAGATAACGCACTGTCAGCGGATTGATACGCACTGTCTAACGCTGTGATGCGTTGTGATAGTGCAGTATCGCCATCAGCACGGGCTTTTTGCTCAGCTGTCAAGCTTGCATTAATCGTACTATCAGCACGCTTATAGCTTGCATCAAGTGCGGAAATCCGCTGAGACAAAGCACTATCAGCGTTAGCTACAGCCTGCTGTAGCGTGCTGATGTTAGCGTTAGTCTGCACAAATTGAGCGTCAACATCCTCAGGCGCAGGTGTCCAGTCTGTTGCGATGGTGCCAAGTTCAATTTTGGGGCGTGCAATGCTTGCCATTTCTGCACTAATGCCATAGACGTCGATATAAGTATGAGCAAAGCCTGTGATTGGCTTGGTAATTTCCACTCGTGCGGACAAACGCTTATCAATATCTGTGCGTGTTTTAGCATTGTAAGACAAGATTTTTGCCGTAACTTTGCCGTCTGCGTGGGTAAACCGCACCAAAAATAACATACGCACATCATTGGCAAGTTCGCTGACATTTTGCAACTTAAAATGAGCTGACACAGTAAGCGTGCAAGGTGTGGCAATTGTTTTGATGGCGTTAGACATTGCAAGGCTTTGACTTCTCAAATTTCCCCCATCGTGTTTGGTGATGACAAAATCAGAATTCAATAAATAATTTCGTCCACCCACCGCCAAGTTATCAAACCGTGCATTAAGCTGACTTTGAGCGGTTGCCAATGCTTGATTTGTATCGCTTGTGGTGCGTTCAAGATTTGCGATTTTGCCCTCACTTGTGCCAACACGACCGCTCACGCCTTGCACTGTGCTTTCTAGCGTACGCAGGGCTTGGGCGTTGGCGTTATCGCCGTTTGCTCTTGCGGTTTCTTCTCTTGCCAATCTTGAAGTTAAATTGTTGTCGGCGGACTTATAGGCAGTATCAAGGGCGGTAATGCGACTGGCTAGGCTATTATCAGCATCCGCCCTTGCTCTTTGCTCACTGGTAATAGCAGAATTGGCGGTATTGGCACGGTTTAACGCATTATTTGCGGTATTTTGTGCATTGTCTACCTTGCCTTTAGCGGCATCTGCGGTCTGCTTTGCAGTCGTAATATTGGCAGTCAGTGAGCTGATTTGGCTTGCGGTTGCCGTATCTTTGTCGCTCAATGTTTTTAATTGATTTGCTACGCTTGCCTTGTTGCCGTTGTAGTCAGCGGTTAAGGTGTCAATGCGTTGTCCCAAAGCAGTGTCAGCACTTGTACGAGCGGTGGTTTCGCTTGCCAAATTTGCCGTTAATTGACGGTCAGTCGATTTATACGCCGTGTCCATTGCGGTGATTTGCCTGCTTAGGGCAGTGTCGGCATCGGTTAGGGCTTGGCGTAAGTTTTGCAAATTTGCCGTTGTTGCCTTGCTGTCAATGTCCGCTTGCAAATCTTCTGGTGCAGGTGTCCAGTCGGTTGCGATGGTGCCAATTTCTAATTTAGGCAACTTAACTTCGCACACAAAACCTGCCCGTTCATAGGTTGCAATCTCAAAATTGACCCTATCTTGATTTGTCCATTTTTCATAATCCAAAGTTAGGCTATAACGCTTAAATTCACGACTATCAATAGTGATGTATTGGGCGATGTCGCTTAATTGATTGTTTGTATTAAAACGGCGTAGCCTAATGTGTAATCTGCCGTTTTGATTGGATTTGGCGGTAAAGCTAATGGTAACCTTACCGTTTTCTAAGGCTTGGATATTATCAGATTGTTGAGTGCTTGACAGTAGTCTGCCAGTACCCACAAAAGTTGCCACGCCATTATCAATACTGGTGGGGAGTGTCCAAAGTGGATTTAAGGCTTGGGTATTAAGTAATAAATTCCGCCCACCCACCGCCAAACTGTCAAACTTCGCCCCCAACCGCTCAATACTGGTCGCCTGTCCGTTTTGCGTTTGCTTGATGGTGGCAATCTCACTATTGGCGGTGTCGGTAGCGGTTTTTAACTGGCTATATTTTTGCGACAAATCGCCAGTCGTTACCGCCAACTCTCGTACCTGCGATGTATGCCCATTCACCGTTTGCGTTAAATTCGCCAATTCTTGCGTTTTGGCGTTGTTCGCTGATTGCAGGGCGGTAATATCACGGATTGCCGTGTTAATGCGGTTTCGCTCGGTCGTGATATTAGCAACAGCAGTATTGAGTGTGCTTTGAGCAGTTTGTAGCTCACGCTTGGCATTGGCAATCTCAGTGTTTAGCGTTGGCAGTTGCCCAGTGATGGTGCTAATGGTACTTTGCAGACTTGGGATTTGGGTTTTTACGCCATTTAAATCCGTTTCAATACCACCAATCTTAGCAATGGGCGTACGCAGGCTCTGATCAAGATGGCTTTGGTTGATTTGCCCCGACAAAATATCCAGAACCTTGTCGGCTCGTGCTTCGGTCGTGCCACGCACCCAAGCCGTCCAGTCTGACACATTGCCCAGCTTATCCACAATCCGACCACGGTAAAACTGGGTAAGATTGCCTTGCAAGCCTGTAATCTCGTGTTTGTTGGTCGGATAAGCAAAAGTGCCAAGTGCGGTGATGTTTGTGCGACCGTCTGGGGACACTTGGATTTCTGTAAAGTTGGTGTCGTCTGACTTCGCCCCAAAGCCCCAAGCCAAGTTCATGCCAAATAGCTTACCTGTGGCGGTTAGGCGTGCCAATCGTGTTGGCTTACCCTGCTTGCCTTCAATGCGTGTAATATCGCTAAATCCCATCAGGCTTTGATTGTCGAACGCATCAACCGCACGCACACGCGCTTGATAATTACCACTATACACACCGTCAATATCAATGCTTTGGCTTGCGATGGCTGGCAGTGCTTGCCAAGCGTTATCATCTTTGCGCCACTCAACGATATAGCCGACTGCGCCCACTACCTGTGCCCAGTTAATCGTTAGTGTAGTAACGTTTTGACCTTGCACAACGCGGTTGTGACCCGTGATGACGATGTTGCTTGGCGTGTCTAATACTTGTGGCTTGATGACTGACACAGGGCGAGCAATGGTGCGCGCTCCGTTATCTGATGCACTAAACTTGGACGGCTCATATTGTAAGCCCGTGATACCAAATGTGTTGTCATCGTTTTGCTTGATTGACATGACCCTAAACTGGCGTGGTGCTAAATCACTACTTGTCATCGCCCATACCGCACCAGCCACCGCACCAATAACCTTATCAAGCGTGATGACTACACCACGAATGGCGGTAATTTTGGCGGTTTTGGCTTGTCCGTCCGTGCCGTTAATCACAAACGTATCGCCTACTTTACCGGCTTTGCGGTCAAGCGTAACGGTGCGACCACTTGCAGACACAACACGCCCACCGTTGGCACGGCCTGCGCGCGCGTTGTCTGATACATTGATAACTTCGCCCACTTTTGGAATAAAGCCGTCCAAGCCTGCGCTAAACGTGACGGTTTCGGTCTCTAGCTGTTCAGATTGCAACGCCCACGCACCTGCGCGGTATGCCTGCGCTCGTGATGTACAACCAAAGGCGTTAATATCAATGATTGAGATGCCGTATTTTGCAATCGCAAACTCATCACGCACATGCACATAATCCGTCTTAAACTCGTTATCAGGGTCATCATAGGCGACTTTAGCGATGCTGTGGCGGTCACGTTTGCGCGTGCCTGTGTAGCTAAATGCGCCATTGACCACGTTGGAGTTTGTAAAGGTATAAACAGGCTCTTTTGGCGTATCAGCATCAACAATGATTTGCATACCATCCCAATAGCTCATCGCACGGAAAACCGATGCTAGGCTTTGTAATACTTGATACGCATCTTGGGCTTTTTGTATGTAGACATTGACCGTAAAGCGTGGCTCTTTACCGCCTTTGCCATCGTCCACCATTTCATCACAGTATTGACCTAGTGCATACAATGACCACTTATCCACCTTGCCTGCTAATCTCTCGCCTAAGCCGTATCGTTTAGCCGTGCAAAGGTCGTAAAATACCCATGCAGGGTTATTGGTGTAAGCAGGTTGAAATGTGCCATCCCATACGCCTGCATAGGTGCGTGTTTGTGCATTGTAATTACTAGGAACTTGCACAATCATACCGCGCATACGCACAGCAACCTTTGCTACATTGCCAAAGGTTTCGGCATCATATTTTATGGCAAGTAAAGCTGTGCAGGGGTAGCGTAATTTAGCATCAATCACTTCTGTGATGGCTTGTACGCTCATGGTATCAGCGATAAGGTCGCTATCACGATTCGGTGTGATACGTCTTACACGCACCGTCCAGCCACGACGTGCGGTTGGTAAATCAATGCGATGGCTACGTTGATAACCTTGGCTTGCTTTGTCGTTAATGGTGGTATTAAGCACGGTCGTCCATGCGCCACCGTCAGTCTGTACGTCAATCGCATAATCAATCTTATAACCGACAATATCGCCGTTATCTTTTTGCTCTCGTAATGCTCCCCAGTTAAGACGGATTACCACCGCTGATAGCTGGGTGTTTGAGATGGCTCGGGTAAAAGGTCGGTCATGGCGCAATTCAACGCCCACACTTTGCTCATTTTCGACAGACGAAAAGCCCTTGATGTGTTCTTGGTCGATTGTGCCACTGCGAAATTCCCAAGTTACGTTTTCAAAGTTTGGCTGTCCGTTGTCGTTAATGAGTGGCGTGCCGTCTAGCTTGATAGATTTACCACCGTCCACCAAGCCAAATACTTCGCCCTCTGATAAGCCATAAAGCCCCTGAAGATAGTTTGTGCTTGCCGTGGTATCTTTGGCAATGTTGGGTTTTTGTTGCCCTTTTGAGCCTTTTTTTGCACCATAAATCATACTCTGACCCCTGCAATCATCTTATCTTCGGCATAGATTGCCGCACTTGCAATAAATCCACCCACTTCACGCTCGCCGTATAAAATCGGCACAGGATTGCCCTGCGCCACGGTAGTAACCGCACCACCAAAGCCATTATTGGCACGGTTGCCGTCCTCGTCTTGGCTGTCCATCTGCGGTGTTGGCATCATCAGACTTGCCACGCCACCAAGCAACAGACCAGCACCAGCACCGATTAAGCCTACGTTACCCGTAAAGATACCAACACCGACCATGACCGCCCCTGCAATCACTTGTAGCCACCCCATCGCCTTACCACCCGAACCCATCACTTTAGGTGCGATGTGGATATGTTCAGCTGTTGTGATGTTGTCAATCTCATCTTCGCTGATGTTGTTTTTTTGCGTTCGTTTTTTACCTAAAAATACCGCAAATCGATACCCCAAACGCTCGCTGTCCAACATAAACGCCTTAAAAGCAGGGATTTGGCACGCTAGGGCGTGGCAGGCTTCTTTTGCTGTCTTAACGTCAAGCTTAAAATATCGCCCAAATTTCTTGGCTAGGATGCCGTGTAATTGGATTGTTTTCATGATTAACCCCAATAAAAAAACCGCTCATGATGACATCATAAGCGGTTAAAAATCTTTTATTTTGGATAACAAAAAAGTCAAATAATCACAACAATTTTATAATAAATTGCAATAATTACTTGACTTTTAATGTAGTTTAAACTATAATATAAACCATCAAGCAAGGGTGGTAGGACACCCAAGCCTGATAGGTTATCCGCCACCGACCTAGTCAAGTGGTGGCGACCTTAGGAGATAAGACAATGAAAACGCTCTTCAAAGTTATCATCATTGTTATCCTGCTAACAGTTAGCAATAACGCTTACTAAGCAGGTAGCCTGTAAAGGCTGGGGCGGTGGGCAAGCACACCGCTTCACTCCTAAAATCTAAATATATCTTACCAACAATGTAAGGATAAGTCAAATGCCTAAGATTGTCAAAACCCCAAAAAGTCGTGCCGAAACTCAGCGTGAGAGTGATGAACGCCGTGGCGTAAAACCAATTGGTTTTAAAGTGCCGATAGAATTTGCCGAATTGCTTGACAATCTTGCCAAACAAACAGGCAAAACCAAAAACGTCATCATCATGGAAGCGGTTCAGCTTTGGGCAAAACAAGCCTAGCATGACGCACAATCATCGCCGTGCGCTTTTGCCAATTTTCGCCATAAATCTCACGCACGGATAACCTGCCGTGTGGATGATGGATAACTAAGCTATCCCCCACCACAGGCGCTGTTTTCTCGCTTTTAAGCACGCCATCGCCCAAATACACCAGCGCATGATTAACGTGGTGCGTACGTCCCACGCGGCACAAAATAACATCATGCTGTTGTAGGTTATCGACCTTTGCAAAGCCTGCTTTTTCAAAATTCTGCTCGTATAGTGGCTCGTGGTTTTCATCTTCCCACCAGTCATCAATGCGTGCAAAATCGGGCAGTTTGATATCAAGCTCACGGTCATAATAATCACACACTAAGCTGTAGCAGTCTTGCAAGCCATGCACATAATCACGCCCAAGTAGCGGCGTTATCTCTTTGGTAGGCTTATGGCGTTTGATTTCGCTGTACCATTCGCCCGTTACCAAATCAAACCCGCAGCCACAAATCACCCAATCTTTGCCGTGCATGGTCATCTGTATGCGGTCAATCTCAGATGGTTCTGCTGTGCCGTTTGGGTGGCTATGTACGATTGCTTTAATGGTAAATGACTGCTCAAGTTCGATGTATGCAATCGGGTCAATTTCAAAATGGCTTTTTTTGTCGTGGGCAACGTTATTAAGTCTGATATAAGATATTGCACCGTCTACGATGTTCTGCGCGATCACACCGCAGCACTCTTCAGGATAACAAGCCCTTGCGTGTTGCTCGATGTCTGCTTTAAGTGATTTTGTTAATCTCATGTCAACCCCGCCGCAGGAAAGCCACCAAAGCTGTCTTCATTATCTCTTAGCTTACAATCTGGCATCGTGCCACCGCACGCATCAAGGCTTGGGTCATCGGTTATCTTGCCGTCCATCGTAAAGCGTTTGGTGCCTGTATAACCACACTCTTCGCCACGATAACGACCACACATCGCCCAATGGCAATAGGTGGTAATGTTGCGCACAGGGATTTTTTGCCCTGCAAAATCAACAGGATTGGATAATTCAAACTCAACCACGCCAGCCATCGGGTTTTCGGTGGTTTTCTGCTCGATATACCATTCCTGTTGTCGGTAGTTTGCATCGTCTGCACTGGTCAGATATTCGGCTAATGTCTGCGTGATGGTAAGCTTAGCCCCTGCAAGGTCATCATATAGCCTACATAGCGCGCTAATCGCTCCCTGTACGCCGTTAAGATTGTCAGCGACTGATAGGCTAGGCGTTGATGCCTTGCCGTCAGAACGCATCTCAAGCCCATCTGCGGTGATAGCAATCGGCGTATAATCTTGCCCACGAAAACGGATAACACCATCGTTATGCCCGTGGAAACGGTAAATATCTGCGCCCAATCTGCGTGCGTCTAACTCATATAGGGTAATAAGCCCTTGCACGGTGGGCTGTTGTACATCGCCATTAAAACTCATTATCCACCCCTAAAAAAAAGGGCGTATTGCTACGCCCTTTATTGTTTATACCTTTTCTGTTACTTCTTCAGCGTTGGCATCTGCAATCTTACATTCAACGCCAAAGGTGTCGTCTTTATAAGAAACAGAAAAAGCTGTTACTGTGTTCGATTTATCCCAGCCTTGCAAATCGCGCAACTGGTTAGCCGCCCAAGACAATAACTCAGTGCGGAACACGCTGGCACGGTTGCGTTTTGAAATGCCGTTGTTGGCTTCGTTGCTCGCCACTTCAAAGCCTTCGTCTTCAGGGTAATAAACAATCTCTACAATGTCGGCTTTATCGCCGTGTTGGACCCTCCAAAAATCAATTTGGCTGATAAATGATTGCAATGTACGCGCTTCAATGCGAGTTAGGGTGGTTAGGTTTTGTTCGCTCATGGCGTTTCTCCATTAAAAAAGCCCTTGATTATCAGGGGCTTGGTTGATGTGAACGACATAGATGTCGTCCGGTTAAACTAAAAGACTTGTTTTAAAGTAAAACTAATCGTCCAAACATTGCCGCCCACACGGTTACGGCTAACTTCGCCATCTAGTCGGACTTTAATGCTTGGCTCATCGGCTAAGGGTTTAAAATTAAAAGGCTCAACGCCCTTAGTGGCAATCAAAAAGCGGTAGATTTCATCAATCACCGCTTTTTTATCCACCTTATTGCATTGCCACGCCTTGCGATTTGGATTAAGACCAAATGATACCGCCTGTTCATAGCCATCACCGAATGCCACCGTTTTAGCATTACTGGTAGTGGTTTCGGTGCTGTCTTGGCTGATGTCCCATGTGAATGTTTTTAAACTCATAAGTATCCCATCAACGGTTAAATTCTTTATAAGCTCGGTAAATATCAGGCAATTTATAAATCACCATCAAAATGATTAAGGTTGCCATCAAAATCAAAAATTTTGCCATAGTTAATTTTTCACTTTCAATGTATTGTAAAAATGTGATAAAATCACCCATAGATTATCCTTTTAAGTCACGGTTAAAGGGGTAATAGAAAACCCAACTGTTTGCACCAGTTGGGTTTTTGTTTATCTGCCGTAATATATACCGCCCTGCCTTAGCTGGCTCTGGTGATATTTCTGTATCTCATCTCGGGCAATATATCTAGCCGCCTTGCCGATCGTGACCATGATATCGCCGTTGGGCATTTGCTCAGCAGTAGCAGTTTCATTTGAATAGTTATTGATGATGACTTTAACACCCCCAATACCTTCCCCGTTGCTCAATCGCTCAAGGTTATTAACACCAATGCGCTTAGTGGCTTTGGCATTCATAACGTATTCTTGCCCGTGAACCACGCCAGCAATGCTATTTACGCCAATATTGCCTGTATAACCGCCTGATTTAAAGCCTTTGGGGTTTATGGCGTTGATCAAGGGGATAAAGCTACTACTTTTTGCCGTGGCAGTTGCAGCGGCAGCCAATTTCTGCCATACCGTGCCAGGCTCTTTGGCAAAAGCATCTGATGCTGCAAGCCAAACATTTTTACCAGCTTCGGCGATGGCAAAGGCTTTTGACACCGCAAACATCGCACGATAAGCACGAGATTGCTCACCGCTCATGTCTTTAAACAGACCAGCCAAAGCCCCTGCTGCACTACCGTACGCACTCAGTTTGGCAGAGAGTAGCTCATCTTCTAAGACTTTGGATTTTTCGCCATATTCAGCATCAATATTGGCTATCGTCTCTTTATGCAGTCGGTACGCTTCTTCCCACAGTCTCAAACGCTCATCAAGGCTTTCAATCTCATATTGACCGTTGTCATTTTGACGGAAAATGTCACGAAATTGGCTAACATAAGCATCATCAGCTGTCCGCCTTACACCTGCCATCTCTTGTGATAACTCCCAACGACGGTAGTCATCAGGTCGCATGGTTTTTTGGTTCATGCGTGCGATAGCAATGCGTTCTTGCTCATCCAACGCTGCTTTGATGGGTTTTTCAAGCTCTTGGATTTTTTGTTGCTGTAATCGTTTAAACATCGCCAAGTCTTGTTGATATTTTTGCTCACTTGCCCTTAGATAAATTTCTTTTTCTTGTATGCCATATTCATCGCTCAGCTTAATTTTAAGGTCATGGATTGTATGCTCTAATGCCATGCGTTCTTCAGTAGACATCTGATAGCCTTGCATTTCAAGCAGTTGTTCCTGCTGTCTAAGTTCAGCGGATAGCTTGTACCTACCCTCAATAATCTCAATGAGCTTGCGAGTTTCTTCGCCATCTTGACCAAACGCATCATAAACAGCTTTTTTATCTGCTTCTAATGTCGCTAATTGGCGAGCGTTGTGGTCAGAATATTTTAGGATTAATTCCTGTTGGGCTTTTAGTAGCTCCTCTTGGGTTTTTAGCTGTTTCTCGGTAAACTCATAAGACTGTTGAGCAGCATTACTATTCTTGCCAAGCTCACTTTTGCCATTGTTAAAATATGCTGCATACCTAGCAATTTTTGGTACATACTCCGCAACTTCTTTATTGCGAGCCGCACTTCCTGAAACCTTTCCAGTCTTATTAAATGTTCTTGCACCACCACGACCTGCATTATAAGAGCGAATGGCATCATTCCAGTTGCCAAATTCTTGGTAGGACTTACTTAAAAAATCAATCGCCGCCCTACCAGATTTAATCAAATCATACGAGTCCTTTTCGCTAAGCCCCATATCTTTTCGATAACCACTTGTTGTTTGAAAGTAGCCTAACGCACCTGTATGGCTTTTTGCATACTGCTCTCCTTTGGATTCTTGCATCATTAAGCCCGCCAGCATATGTACAGGCACACCCTGTTGCTCAGCATACTTTTTAAGCTCAGAACCGTAGATTAGTCCATGAACTTTCTGCAGAGCTTTCAATTCTTCTTTGGTATAAGTATATTTTTCATCCTCTCCTTTTAGCTTCGCCTTTTTCGTCTCCTCACCCAACTTATTCAAACCCCCAGTACCCACTTGACCTAAATCGTGCTGTAAGGCTTGGTTGCGATTATATTCATCAGCTCGCAGTATGGTCTGGGCATTACCAACCCAGTTTCTAGCGGTAAAACTTTGACTTTGAAAAATAGCATCTGAAAACGACATATTGCGTGTGGCTTGTTGCTCGCCACCACCACCCATCCACGACGGCATCATGGCGTTATAAGCGTTTTTAACGCTGATTACCATATCGCCAACATACGATGACGCATACAGCATGGACGCTTTTGCCATCGTTACAATCTGGTCAAAGATTTTGGCGGTGATTTCAAGCAAGCCAACAAACCCGCCTTGCGAAGTTTTGAAAAAATCCTTAAAAGCATTAGAGGCTTGATTGGTGCCGTCTTTTGATTTTGAGCCAAAAAAGCCCGCCATAAAGTCAATGGCTTTTGTCATTTGATTTCCGATGCCATCAACAGCCCATTTGACAAAATCCTTAACCATTAGCCCAACGATACCAACGGCATCACCAAAGCTTTTCATGGCGTTTTCAAGCCCCATTGTTGCAGTGATTACCGTTGTGATAATGCCTGCAATAAACATGATGGGATGAGCCTTGATAATAGCCCCGACACCTAGAATTGCACGCCCTAGCGTTGTCATAACACCGCCTAAGCGCCCTGCTGTACCAATGAGCTTGCCTTTGGTGGCATGGAGCACGCCAATAGCACGATTTTTATTAAAAATGGCGGTGGTGGTATTAACCACACCCAACCGCAACGCTCCTAGTGTGCCATGCGTTTTTCTTGCTTCATTAGCATAGCCAACCATACGAGCCGTGCCTTTGCCAAGTTCAGCTGTCGCCCCCGCAAGACTACTGGTAAACCGACCTATTCTAGTCGCTTTCAGACTGGCTGTCAGCGTCTTAATCACACCATCATTGCGAATTTTAGCGGCGGTGTTGGCGTTGATTGCCACACTTTCAGCATGAAATGCACGAGTGCTGGCAGCTAAGGCAGCAATTTTGGTGGGTATGGTGGTGCTGACAAATTTACTATTTAATGCCATATATCCGCCATAGACCACGCCAAGACCCATGACAGTATTTGTCAGCGTGCCAAAATTATCACTAACCCAAAGCAAGGATTTAGCAATCTGTTCACCCAAGCCACCTGATTTATTGAAAAAGTCATCCACAGCCTGCGTATAGCGATTTTGTACGACCGTAAGGGCTTGGCTCATGGTAGCAGGCATGGTGGCAAACTTTTTATTCAGTTCATCACCTGCTCCAATGACCGATTGATAAATCACCTCGCTAGTGATTTTGCCATCACTGGCAAGTTTTTTTACTTCGCCACGAGTTTTGCCCAATTTTTCAGCAATCAAATCAAGCAGGATGGGCGAATTTTCAGCGATAGAGCGAAACTCATCACCCTGCAATACACCTGACTGCATAGCCTGCCCTAATTGTAGCAATGCCGCTGATTGCTCTTGGGCAGATTTACCACCTACCGCCATCGCCAAACTGATATTTTCGGTAAATTTCAGCACTTCGGCTTGATTTTTGCCAAGCTGCCCTAGCGAGCGAGCATTATTAGTATAGGCTTCAATGGTTGAGGTAATATCTTGTCGTGTTTTATTGGATATGTTGTATAGATTGGCTTTGACGGCTGCGTGTTCTTGTTCTGACTTAGTAACCAGTTTAATCTGTGTATCCAGAGTTTTCATGGTGTCGGCGGTTTTTAGCACATCAGCCACGCCCATACCAAAGATTGTAAAACCCGCCAAAGATTGTAGCTTGCCTTTCAAATCGCCCAAGCCACCAAAAGCTCGTTTTGCCTTTTGCACTTCTTGCTCGGTTTTTTGCATTTTTTTTGACATTTCATCAATCTTGGCGTTGGCTTGCTTGATTTCATTGGCAAATTTTGTCCCCATCGCCTTGGATTTCTCAAATGCCTGCCCCAATCTAGCAAGCCGAATATTTGCCCTATCTAAAGATTTGGCTAGATTTTCTGACTTAGTCTGAGCTTGTAGCAACTGTTTTTGCAGTTTTTCCACATCCGAGCTGGCACTACTTGACCCACGCCCCATTTTGGTAATCGTATCGGTCAGCATTTTTACACTTTGGCTAATGACCGCTCCGTTTAGGCTATTAGTCATTTTTAAGCCGCTTTGTTCAACTTTTGCCAGCTCTCGTCTTAGGGTTTGTAGCCGCTGCTCTGTATTGCCTGTGGTAATTTCGAGTCGGACGCTATAATTAGTCATGTTAATCCCCCATAAAAAAACCGCCCAAAAGGACGGTTGATTTTTTAATATAAATTACACTTTTTTATATTTTTGGCATATTTTTTCCAAGCTCTCAATGAAAGATTGGGTGTCTAAAAAGTAGTTTGGATAGGCTTTTTTTACCTCTTTAAAACTTTTAGCCGACATCAATACCAACTCAATATGCGGATTGTCAACGTTCTGAACCTCCAAAAGCTGATACATGTTTTCCGCCTGGTGTAATTGTTTCTTTTCAAAAGGCGTTAGACTAACAGTTTTTTCCTGTGTGTTTAGCTCCATCAAGTAATAAAACTCGCCCTTTGTCTTGACATTAGAGATATGCCTGCCAGTAACAAGCAGTCCGTTTAACTTATTAAAGGCTTGCAACTTATTCTCCAAGCTCTCAAACTCGTCAATCACCTCTTTAATGGGCGTGTTTTGAAATTCAGGCAAAATTCTAGCCTTTTCGTAATGACAAAACAGAACGCTGGCAAGTTTAAAAAACCGTTTATACTCTTCTGAGCCTTCGCCCGTTTTAAACGATGATTTTTCTATAAGCCCCAACGTTTCTACCGCTGTCGCCCAATAATGCTGAATGCGGGTGCGAATTTGAAGCTCTATTTGCAGCCCCTTTAGTTCATCCTTATGGCTATTGTATTTAAATACCTGATGCAAACTTCGGTAGCCATCATCTTTAGGGGAGCTTATATAGTCTTTTGCTGGAAGCAGTGGTTCATGTTGATTCCTTCCATTGATTAGCGATTCATGAAGCTTATAAACATCCTTGATATTTGGCAGAATAACACGAATACCACCTATATCCTGCATTCTAGCTAGATTCATACCTTTAAAGCGTTGTATCTTTCGGATAATTGAAGGCGTGCGTTTTAGACGCTGTGCGATTGTGGCATTTTTTAACTCTTTTCTTCTTCGCAACATTGCCTGAAACGTGTTAATAGGGTGAGCATGCAAAGACCGCCATTGCGACAAGATTGCCATGGCTTCTACATCTTTTGGGTTGTTGGCCAGAGCCTCGCCTGCTCTTTTAATTTGTTTTTTGCTCAGCATAACAATTAATTCCAACTTAATTCATTTCTATGTTATCAATTTAATTGCGATTGTCAAATTTTTTATGCGAGGGAAAACACCCCACTAAAAAGCAGGGTGTTTTGAATTAATTATTCTGTCTAAATTCTAGCTCCATCTCGTCAAATTCGCAATACTGATAATCAGCCAAGTATTCAGCAATGCGCAACAGCGTGTCAGCGTGGGCGTTATCTTGTCTTGCCACCGTGATTAATGTGCTTAACCAGTGCATGTGCTCGCGCGCTAAGGCGGTTACATCGTGGCGTGTCATGTTTGCATATCTCATTTTACACCCCCGTCAAATTCAGGTAGTAGGGGTTGCACTCGCTCAGCAAGTTCTATCACCTTTTGCTTTGCCTTGGGCTTAAATTGCTTGCCTGCTAGGTTTAACATGCGCCCTGCTTGGCTTGCCAAATCAGATATTTTGTCAAACTCCAAGATAGCATTATTGTATTGAGCCAACAACGAATAATTATGATACATGCCTGTTTGGCGAATCTGTGGCAAAACTTCATCAAATACCCAATTTTGGAATTTGATTGCTTCTTTTTTATTTGAGCGGAAAATCAGGCGATATAAATTAGGTTCGCTGATGAATGTAACTTGTTTTGAGCCACTTGGATAGCTGATATACATTTTATGTACCCCAGCTTCATCAAGATTGAATCGGCTTTGTTGTGCATTGCTGATATTAAGTATGTTTGCGACATCACGCAAGCAAAACAGCGGTTCGCCCTGCTCATTTGATGCAGTGCGTACGGTTTGTTTTTCAAAGTTGAAAATTGAGATATGATTTTGCATAGTATTGACCTTTTTGATAGGTTAAGTTTAAGCCCATAGAGGCGACCAACGGCTCAAAACCTGCAATACATTCAGGCGGACTTATTTCCCTTTCGGGTATTGTATTCGTCGCACCGTCGGTCATAACTTATCAAATAAGGTATGCAAATCTATGCCAAAGTGTTTCGGATTAACTTTAGAACATAAAAATATCACGCTGACGGGGTGATTACCGTGTATTGTTAGGCTTTTGAGACCGTAAGCACATCATATAACAAAAAACCCACCTTGTAAAGTGGGTTTTTTATTAAACTTATTTATTGTCAGGTATTGCAGAAAGCCCCATTTCAGCCAGCGCTTTTTGTGCTGCTTCTTCTGCATGTTTTGCAGCCTCAACAGCTTCTATATCATCTACAACCTCTTGCGCTACTTCCTCTGCTGTTTTTTGCATTGACTGCTTTGTTGGTTGTTTTTCTCGGATGCTTTTCGATAACTCAAAAACTTCTTGAAGCATTTTTTGATCTTTGTCATTTGGCACTACAGTAACTTCAGCAGAAATATTGCGAATATCGCCATGCAATTTCCAATTTGAGTATTTATTTATCAGAATCGATGGTTCTGCAAATAAGCCAGTTGCAAAGTCTGCCACTTCGTTATCTTGAATGATTTTTGACCATTCAAGATAATCAGAGCCGTTGCCAGTGTTGTTAATTTCATACGCAAATTCGCAAAAGAATTGACCGCGCAACATTGTTCCAAAGCTATTTTGAGCATCATACTCAATATGAGTTCCTAATGTTCTATAATGCGGCTTTAAAACCTGCTCATAACTTTCTTTTATGCGCCCTTTTTCTTTATCAATAATATTATCATGATACAAACCAAATACTAAATCTGCATTTGGCTGCGCTAAAAAAATATCCACCTTACTAACTTTTAAACTTGATGGGGATTTTAGCAGACCTGTCAGCTTATCTAGGCAAGCCCCATGAGCTGCATTAATAACCTGCTTTTCAAGACCTGTGTCTTTTTCTTTGCAACCTGTTAGTGATAAAGCGACAAGAACAGCCAAAGTTAAGCATTTTACATCAATATTCATCACTTACAGACCTTTTTAGACTTGCTAATAGTCCCGTCTTTACACAAAAATTTACCATCACTAGTACAGGCTTTGATACCGCCCTTTTTGCCGCTACATGGTTTATTACCCTTTGCCATAGCAGGGCTAGAAATGAGTAAAATAGCCGTGCAGATTGCCAAAAACTTATTCATTATGTTACACTCCAATTTAAACCGAGCTTATATCATACACAAACCGTTACATTAACGCAATGGGTTGTTACAATTTACCATATTCATCATTTTTGAACTTTCACACTTCACTTAAAATATCGGGCAATCGCCATTATTAATAATACACCGCTATAATAATAGCAACACCCAACAATGTTGCAAAAATAAGCCCTGCTATTGCCAGCAAAATACCTACCATATCCGCCCCCTTGGGTGTCATTCTACCCGTTACGATTAATTTACTTGATTTGTGATTACGAAACATTTATAATAACTCTACCATCTGTTGTTTGATACAACCAAAACCCAAGTGCGCTAACACTTGGGTTTTTGCTTATTTAGATTTCTTGTTAAAGCCATCCAGCCAAATATCATCAAGGGCGAACACCGCGGCATCAAGCAACCATCTAGGCGCATAGTGATGATAATGTTCGCATACATCGCTAATATCCCGTACACTCAAGGGTAATGCTATGCCGTCAATATAGCGCCTTTGCCTGTTAGCTAACACAAATATCTGTATGCAGTTATCGCTGACTAAGTCGCCAGCCACTTCATTTGGCAATGCTATGCCAAGTCGCTTGTAAATCTCTTTTCGCTTGGCGTTTAGCTTTACTTCTTGGGTTTGCCACTTGTAGCGGTCGATGGCTTTTTTACGACTTCAGCCGTCATCTTTTTGTATTCAAGGCGACCCACGAAGAAAGCACCTAGAACAGCATCAACTAATTCGCCACGTTCTTTAGGTGGCAGGCTATTGATTAGCAAGATGAAGTTATCACCATTAATGGCTAGTGGCATATCATCAGCATCTACCACATTCCATTTATCGATAGCGTATTCGCCAACAATGAATAGCCATGTTGTGTCTTTTGACAACCCTTGATTTTTTCGTCTTAAATCATCTAGTGCGATGCGCTCAATGTTCGGAGTTTGCATCTTATCGATGGCGCTTTCTAACGCCTCATCCCTTTCAAGTTTGATTGTTAATTCAATGCCGCCAATGCTTACCTCTTTTGTAATCTTTTCAAGGTTGGGTTTTTTTAAAATATCTAGTTTAAACATATTCATATTATTGTCCTTATTTAAAAAGTGATAGCCCAAAACAAATCATTAGCACCGCCGTACCCAACGCAAACACAAGTAAAGCGACTGCTTGGATTAAGCCTACTTTGTCAGCACCATTATTTGTCATCTTACCATCTACCTTTAATTGTGAATTTGACTTATGACTTCTAAACATATATAATGATCCGTGATTTCTAAACAAAACCGCCAATTATTTGCAGTAATTGGCGGTTTTGCTTATTTAGGCTTTAATTGCCAAAATAATCTCTGGTAATTTCCATACCAAAGCAACCGCCACAAATGGCATCAAAAATCTCATTAAAGTAAGGCAAGTTTTGATAAGACCATGTTCAGTCAAGGATTTGGTTGTCATTTCAATAACCTTTGCTAAAAAGTTAAAAATTTGATAAAATCATCATATCCCATTCGCTTTTCCTCCTTGCAATGGGTTTGTATAAAAACCCCAAACTATTTGCCGTAGTTTGGGGTTTTGCTTATTAAAAACCCCACCTTGTAAAGTGGGGTTTTATTGCTCGTTTCGAATATCATTCTTCGTCAAACTGACTAGGGTCTTCAAGATATTCATTAACCACTCTTCTAAAGTCAGTTGGTTTTGAAATGTATGGAATTGGCGTTTTAATGCCACCTGTACCAGTAACCAGCACTGTGCCGTAATTCAAAATACGCCCAACGATGCCCTGATTGACAATCAAACCTTCCACTCTATCCAGTCGTAGCTCAACGGTATCGCGACGAATAAATCCAGTTTTAGCGATAACTCTTTTGTTGGTTAAGGCAAGCTCGGTTGTCATTACCCTCAAAACAGCAACTATGATTAAAATTAAACCCAGACCATAGGCAGCCAACAGGATAGCCCCGAATAAGAACATCCAAATTTGAGACCACCAACTTACCTTTGCCCTAAGAATAACTCTTTCATTATTTGTTAGATTGTTATCAATATAGCCAGACATTTTAAAGACCCTTTTGTTAATGAGATGTAACATCATACAAAATCAGAAGCATTAAAGCAAGTATTAAAAAAAATCTATGCTTAAATGTTAAGATTTTTTCTAGTCATCTCATCAAGCCAAACATCATCAATGGCGAATACACCAGCGTCTAAGGTTTCCCTATCAATCATGGTAGGGTGTGCATCCACCACATCGCTGATGTCTTTTACCGTCAATGGTAAGGGTGTGCCTGTCATGCCAATATATCGCCTTGCACGGCTTGCCATGCAAAACACATAAATAATCATGCTAATCGCATGGCTGTTCTCAGGCTCTTTTGGCACTTCAAGCCCCAAATACCGCCTAACTTGTATGTCAAAGTCAGACAGTCCTAACCTTTGGTATTGCCACCTTTTGACGGCTTTTTTTTCGTTGCTTCCACCTGCTCTGCGTGCTTATCCTGAATGCGATAAGATTGGTTAATCACCCACTGTAACAACCCATCAACACAAAGCACCATATCCACGAAATTATCACAATTACACGGCAAATCCTCGCCATCTTCGTCAGTAACACCACGCCAGTCTTTAATCAAATACTGACCGACGATTTTTGGGAATGTTTCCAAGCCATCCTCATCAGACAGATTTAACAAGTCCTCCGTCAGCTCACGCACACGATGTTTGGTGTTGGCTTGCTGATAAAGCGGGTGCGATACGCCATAAATCTCAAATGCTACGCCATCGCCATAATCCACCCACTCACAAGGGGTGTTTTTAATTGTTGTTTTTTCTCGTTTTGTAATTTTCATTTGCATATCTCCAATTAAACTGCTGTAACTTTTGTCATGGTTGGTGCTTGCTCAACAACGGTATAAGTAACGGACTGATTGATAATGTCATTCATGCCACCGCTTGGTGTTTCGCCTGATACCTGTGCTTTTGGAATGGCTAGCACATATTTTGAACCATCTGGGAATTTTAAGGTAATCTCAATAGCGACCGTCGCTCCTGTTACCTGCTTATTGACAATCTCTTGGGCTTTTTTACCGTAAGCTAAGGTTAAGCTACCCTCCATTTTCGCCATCATCTCAAGCAATTTGCCTGCAAAAATACCACCACCTAAACAGCGTTGTTCTTGAATGTTATTATCTACCTTAAAATCAAATGCCGTCGCACAAGCCACACCTTTGGTAGTGATGCCGTCAATTTTTATATCCTCAACGGATAATGAAGTTACTTTGTGTAGCTGACCTGCTGGCGTTGGCGTTTTGCTAAATGCCGTGTCGTTTTGGTTCTTATAATCAGAACCCATAAAGCCAAACTTGGCAGTGGCATAACCACTGTCAGATAAAGACAATTCAAGGGTATTGACACGCACACCGCCATAATAATGGAAAATTCCAACATCTTTGAAGGCAACTTCAAAAGCATATTTTTTGACGACATCGCCACCGAAATTCAGCGTATTGCCCGACCAGTTGTTACAAGCTGCCGCTGATAATAAGTCGTCATACACATCTTTGGAAAATTCCACTTCAATATCGCCAGATAGCGAGCCTGATGTTACCAATCCTGCCGAACTGATACGGCTATCCGTGATGGTTTCGCTGTCTGTTTTTTCAAATGATGCCGACAAACCATTGGACTTATATGGTAGGACTTTCCAGCCTGTTTTGGGCACTTCTTCGGTTGTTTGCAGTGCGTAGTTAATCTGAATTTTTGAACCACGAGACATAATTACTCCTAAGCCCTAAGGGCGGTTAAATGGTAGTTGGGGTTGCATTTGCTGTTGTACCGACAAAATAGCGCCGTCTAGGTCGTCTCGTCTCTTTTTCCAGTCCGATAGACCTTTACCGCACAAACTGGCAAATGCCTGTTCACGCTCTTTTAAGTCGCTAAGCAAGGCGTGTTGTTGCATTAGCTCCATGGTCTCACTTTGTAGCAATGATCGAGCGTAGAAAAATGCTTGAACCAATGCTTTTTTAAAGGCAATCACTTTGGGGCTGTTTCGCATAAGGGTCATCAAAAACGTGGCTTGCTGTTCGTTAAGTTCAGCATACCTTGTCCAACGACCCTGTGTGGAATTTCGCATTTCAAATGCCGAATTCGTCTTTTTAAATACAACATCGCCTAATTCCATAAAATCAGGCAAATAGCTATTTACCAATTGGAAAACGGTTTTGTGCTTTAATTCCAAGCCCTGTGCGATTTGCAGGGTTGTTGTTTTTGGCTGACCATCATCAACCATGACTAATTCACTCATATTCACTCCGAATAACTTTTCCTTGCCACATAAAAAATCCCCACAGATTGGCAAGATGATCTGTAGGGAATGCCTTTAAAAAATTTAGTAGTACCGATACGGCACGCTGACATTGATTTGATAATAATCGCCACTTGCCCCCACATCAATCACGCTAGGGGCTAACAGTTCCAAATCATCAAGCATGGTGCAGCCTAAATGTTTGGCTAAGCTGTCCGCCGTTTGCTTAATATTCTTTGTGCCATTGCCGTCATCATCAAAGATTTGCACAATCAGCGTGCCAACTTCACGCACACAAGGGCGGTCTGACAAACTGGCAATGTGGTTAATGCCGCCCAAAATACTGATGCGATACCAAATACCGCTTACAGGCGGTGTAAAATTACGGTTCGCCCTTGCCGTGCGTGTTTGATTAAAATGTTCCCATTTCATAAAATGGCTCATGATGAGCCGTTCAATTTTTAAACTGTTCATAAGCTCGCCAACGCACTATTAACCGCATTACCGTACACACCGCTTGGGGCTTGTCCGCTCCAGCCATTTTCGATGCGTAAGGCATACGGTAAGTTATTCTGAATATAGATGGGTCGGTAATCCCCCACAGGTATTCTAATACCTGTCGCCCCACTCATTGCATGGCTTGGACTGCCATGTGAAAAATGATGAGCATTGCGATACCGCCCTGTATCCACAGGCGATAGGGCTACGATGTTGTTATATGTCATCGCTGTCAGCGTGTTTAACACATCAAAGATGTGATTTTCTAGCTCATCCACAATTTCCCCAATCGGCACTTCAAACTTAATCCCCATTACACACCCCTTAGCTGAATAACCCATACCACATCAGCAGGGTCTTTTGATACCGCCACCACACGCATTTGATTGATGATGTCATCAACTGATGGCGTACGCTCTATCTGTGATTGTAAGCAAATGAGCTTAACATCATTTTGTAGTATCGTATTGCCGTCAATTTCGGACGCTGCAAACCCACTAAAAACGCCTCTACCGCTGTATGAATGCGTGGCATGGGTATTTGTACCATTTAACAGCCAATCGTCGTCTATGAGCGTTCTGTGCGTTCCTGTGAAGTCTTTGACAGCATCTGCCAAGTCGGTATTAAACGCTTGACTGATTTCGCCATCAATTTCATCTCTTAGCCCCATCAGTACCGCCCTACTGGCACAACTGCCAAGCCGTGAGATTTTTTAAGATAGGGGGCGATTAACACCAGTGCCATCTGCTCTTTTTGGCTAATCGCCCGACCATCTACGCCATCGGCATAGGTTTTTGATACCGACACATCACCCGCTTTGGATGACTTGGACACGACCAAGCCCTCCTGTCGCCCTTGATACATCTCGCCATCGCTAATCGCTTGGGCGACCAATGCTCCTGCCATTAAGACATCATCAGGCACGGCATCAAAATCAGGCAAGTTGTGCGATTTTAGCCATGAATTAGCCAACATGACCGCCAATTCGTCATCAAATGGCGTTTGTAGGCTGATGCCCACTGTTGTTAGTGTTATCATTTACGCCCCCAAAGCCGTTAAACTGGCTCTTTTTTTGCTCTGCCTGCTTTTGGTTTGGCTTTTGGCTGTTCATCGGTAGCAGGTTTGTCTGTTGTTTCGGTAGTTTCTACCACTGGTTTGGCAGGTTCGTCTATTGGTTCGTACCGCTCAACTTCAACGCCAATCGCCTGATAAGCTGCTGCAATATTAGGGTAATCCCCAACCAACAGCACTGTATCTACGCCATTTTCAGCCTTTTCAAAATAAATAGGATTGCGGTAATGACCCACAACCCCATCAACCAAAGCTCCGTTTTCGCTATATACCAGCATCATTACCCCGCTTCGTTAATATCAAAAATCACGCCTGCGGTGTTCTTATTGCTCGTTGCGTATTTCGTCCAGTTTGCAGTTGCCGCCAAAGTATCTAAGTTTGGATTTGCCCCTGCCGTCTCTTTGTAGCTATAACCCAAAATATCTAGGTTAAATACCCCTTCAGCACGCACACCAACAGCAAGGTTTTCTTGGTCGTTGATTTCATACGCACGGAATGCGGGTAATTGGCTACTGGTAATGCGAATTGCCCCTGACTGCAAACCGTAAATCGTATTGGCTTTTGCTTGGTCGGTTACAAGCACAGGAATGCCCATCGTACCAGGGGTGCCGCCATAAACTACGGTATTAGCTTCTTGATACAGCTTGTCGGTTAACGCACCGTCCACAATATCAAAATAACTGGCTGCATCCATCACCAATAGAGACATATTGCTAAATTTATCGCCAAATTTACGCATACCCTTAGTGATGACCTTACGCCCATGCTCGGATAATTTAGCCTTAACCAGCATATCGGTATTTGAGCCGACCGCACCTTGCAAAGCAGCAGTAGCGTATTTCCAGTAGCCTGCAATTACCGCATCTGCATAATCTTGACCAACAAGAAACGAGAATTCATCCACGGAGCGACCACGGCGTTTAAAGGCTTCTTCGGTGGTTTCATAAGGTCCATACTTAAACGGTACTTTGACGCCCACTCGCTCAGCCATGGCAATTTTCTTTGCTGTTGCCGCCGCTGTACTATTGACATCACGATGCTCAATCGCACCGCCAATTTTGTAAAAGGCTTCTTTGTTAAAATCACCCTCTAAGTTCTCATCAAGTAGCACAATCGCATTGTTTGACGCTTTATTAAACAACCCCAAATTGTCCTGCAATCGCTCTAAATAAGCGGTTTGTGCCAATTCATTGTAAATTACAACATCACTATTAACGGTTGTTGCCATATCAAGCTCCTAAATTCAAAAAGGCTTTATGCCCATGTTCTCTGATATATTTCGCCTTTTGCTCTGCACTCATTTCACTTCGCTTTAAGGCGACTCGCTGTTGTCTGTGCATCCCTGTAGCCCCGCCACCTGATGCGTTGTTACCGGCAATAAGCGGTTTGAATGCGTCATTTGCCATAAACTCTTGTTTTAAATCATCCAAGGTTAATGCACTGATATTGCCCTGCAAATCCAGCACACGGATTTTTTGCCCATCATCGCCAGTTTCTAGCGTTAGGCGATTTTGGATATGTGGCAATAAAACATTCGCCGAACCTTTAATTGCCAGCTCATTCGCCAAATTGGTTGCTGTTTGACCTACGGTTAATTCATAGATTTGTCTTTGCAGGGCTTTTTCTTTATCCACCCCTGCCTGCTCCAATTTGGCTAATTTATCCAGATATGACTTTTCCAAGGCTTCAATATCACCTGTTTTTTTCATCACATCTTCTTGAGCTTTGGCTTTCTCGCTTTCAAATTCTGCAAGTTTCGCTTCCAGCTCTTTGCGTTTTTCACGCTCTTTTTTAGTCTCCCCCAAAAGCTCATCAGTTTTGGCTTTAAGACCATCAACGCTGGGCAAGCCATCAACCACCAGTTGATAACTGCCATCGTCTTGTTTTGCATACAGACCCTGTACATTGCTCTCTAAGCTGCCAAAGGTCTCTTCATTGATACTAAATGCTAATGCCATATGTTTACTCCGTAAATTTTGAGCAATAAAAAACCCTTTCGGGTTGAAAGGGTTTTGGGTTTAATGATATATTTAATGTTTATTTTGTTTTGGCTGCAGTTTGTATTTTTTTAGCACGGTGGGCAAAATAACCCTTGCCATACTCATAAGCCTCTTTAAGGTCTTGCCTTAAAGAGCGTATCTCGGACGGCGTCAATGCCGTGTCTATGAATTTGTTTTGCAAGGTATCTTGCTTCTGATTCGGTAAGTTTTGGGAAGTCATAACCAAACTGCTCCTGCCACCATTGCTCAAGTTCTTTACCTGCCTGTTTGCGTAATTGTCCAAGCGTGGCTTTTGTAATAGGTATTCTAGCAGAGTTTGGCTTGCCATTCAAGGTACTTGCCAAGATAACTTTACCGCCATTATTCTCAATATAAGCTCGCAAGTCAGCCAAAGTTCCACCTTGCGTAATCACATCATCAACAATTACATAGTGGCGATTTTCCACCACTATGCCATCAAAACTGACACGCTTTAACAACCTACCCACACCATCAGAATCTGTACGATAAGCTCGTTCAGCTTGAACAATATTTAAATCCATTTTTACACCAAGCATCTCGGACAACGCCAATGCATACGCCATCGGTATTTTATTACGCCCTAGCATCTCTTCAGCATGGACAGGTAAAATATGAACATCTGGATAATCAGCAATCACTTTTTGAACGCTTTCGACAAAATCATCGGATAAAAACTCGTCCACCAACGCCAATGCTGCATCAATATCGCCTGACTTGGCTTTTAGGTATTGACCATGTGTAGTAATGGTATCTTTGGTATGAGCTATCATCGCATTTGGGAAATCTCCCCAATCAGTACGCACAATTCGATTTCCTATGTTTTTTGTGGATTGTAGCATATCTTTGACAGTAATTTCATCCCCAACAAGCTCATCAAGCCCCATTGGCATAAACGCTCTATCAAAGCCTAACCGCTTAAATTTATCAGCACTCATGCCATCGGATAGGAATATTTCGGCGTTTCTTTTGCCAAGCACACTTTGGATATAGGCTTTATCTTGCCTTTTTAGCCATTCGTAATAACTGACATTCTCGGTTACGCCAAATTCACTCGCTCTGTTGTTTGGCTTGGTATAGCCATCATGAACAATCTCAAAAGATGAACGACAGTTGAAGTGATAAGGTGGGTATATTGCCTTATCTAGTGGCATAAACTGACCATCTAAATGCCGACAAGTGGGGCTGGTACGGCTGTCTAGGGTGGCAAGCACCTTAATGCCTTTGATGATGCCAGCATTTGCACTGATAAAGGCTTGTTTTGCTTCGCTCTCCATGATAGCGGTGCCTGTGCGTGCGATTGTGGCAGCATTTCTTGTGGTTACGCCCTTTAAGATGCCATCTTGGTAACGATTGGCGCGGCTACCCCTAATCATTTGGATAAGTTTTGCGTTATCCAAACGCTCAGCATGGGCAAGGCGAATGGCACGGATAACCCTTTGGCTTTCTGTTTCGGGAAATGACTTGATTAATTCATCCAAACTTACACCCACATTGGTGGTCAGATTTAGCGGCTTATCAAAGGCTTTATCTGCATACGCTATCAATGATTTTGGCGTATTTAGACGCTTTTTAAATACCTTGTAGGCTTCGTCATTCTGCATCTTGTAGCGATGACTAAACAGCCCCCGCCAATTTGCCTTTAAGCCGTCCATGTATGCCGTAAACAGCCCTTGTAGCTCTTTATCGGCATTGGTTAGGACCTGCTTAATCTCACGATGATTTAGCTCTTTGACTTCACGATTAAAGACGGCTTTTTGTAGGTAGCTATCCACCGCCTTTAAAGTATTGCCAAAATCATTAACCAAACCAGATTTTAGGCGTTCAAGATTGATGAGTTTTTTCATCTTTTTTAACCATTGTATTTAGGAAAGCCAAAAAACGCCCAAATAATGACCAACAACCACAAAAACCAAGTCGGCTTGTCATGGATTTGTAGCACTGTTGTACAAATCACAAGCACCGACCAAAACACACCACAAGCAATATATAACATCACTCAATCAACCCATCTGCATCAATCATGCCAATAATATCATCATCGCTTAGCTCACTATCTAGCAAGTTGTGCTTGCGTAAATAATTGAAAATGACTGATTTAGGGGCAATGCCGCTTTGAACAAAGCCCATCAATGCCGTCATAATGGCGGGGTCAGCCGCCACCGATACAAACTCTTGCTTCGCCTTAAATGATACCGCTTCACTATAAGCTATGTTGGCATATTGATAGACATAGACCAAAGCCAGATTAAAGGCTTCATTTAAGTTAGCGATGCATTTACTGGCAATGCTATTTTGCGTGCTGTGTTCTTGTGATGACTGTGTTGCGGTTTTATTGGTTGTCGTTTCAACCAGTTTCGCCCCAAGCTGCTTCATTAACGCATACTTGTCCTGCATGGCTTCATATACCATAGAGTTCGGGTTAGCTTGGGCGTATTCAAAGGTACTATTGGGCTCAAGCATCAATGTTGCTGCCGAGCCCAATTTAATGCCTTTTTTCTCAAGATGTTGCATCCGCTCAACACTTACCCCGCTAATTACCCCCTGGATTTGACCGCAGCGAAAGACGCTATCTTCGTAGTCAGCACTATTGCGATAGTGGGCAAGATTTACCTTAGCAAGGCTTTCAAGTGGGATGGATTGCTGTTCAAAGTCGTTACTATCCGCCCCAATGATGACAAACGGGATGCTATCTAATGGCTTGTTACCGTGCAATTTTGGATAGTGTCTATCGCCAACTTGATGAATACCGCCCTGACCCTCTTGCCAGATTTCCACAAAAAAACCGTTATCATCAAGCCCTAGATAACGGTATTGTTTAACGGTTTTGATGGTAAATTCATCGTCGCCTTGGCTCTCTGCTTCTTCAGCCAGTACAACCATCATGAGTTTATTGTCTTTTACACGCCAGTTGATGATATTGAACGCATCGTAATACACCATCCTAGGTCGTAAAAACAGCTCTTCTGTCGTGCTGATGCTGACTTCAGGCACATCAATTTGTGGATAATCCACCAATATGCCTGCCCGACCATATCGCAGCAGGTCAATAAAGCATTTTTGGGCGACTTGATAAATCGTGTTGCCCGTTCCTGTTGCGTTCTGTTTGAGATAGTCTAATTTACCATCAACATTTAAAACGGGGTCGTCACTAAATGCCTGTCCTGCGTACTTATCTAGCGTATCTTTAGTAACTTCAATAAATACCGCTCTGCCTAAGTATTCTTGATAGCGTAAGCGGCTTTCTTTGCTGTTATCATAAGGGTTTGGCTTAGGCAAATAAGCCGTCTCTTTTTTCTTAATGGTATCTTCGCCATCGCAAACATCAAACATACGCACCCAGCGGCTTTGCATCGCTGCATAATCGGGATGCTTACTGTTAATCGGCATAATCAATCCTAGTAAGTTAATGATAAAGTGGTTTCGTAGGCATATTGCACCCTGTTTTGATACACGGCAAAATAACGAAACGCATCAGATGCATGTGATGTCCAGTCGTGCAAGGGTTTATCACGCCATACACCGTTCTTGTCGTCCCACGCCTTGCGGTAACTCTCTAACGCCTTGATGCCTTCTTGGCACTTCACCGCATCAAAACAGCATTGTTTTAGCAGTTGCCGCACCTGCTCAATATCACTATTGACATTGTGCGTGCGTGGCAAGACTTCAAAACGCACGCTGTAATTATCGCCATCAATCATGTAGCCATCACGGGCAAGCTCACGCAATGACTTGGCATTATTCGCCCCTAGGCTACGATTATCAATATCATGCGGGGCGATGTGCTTGTCATAGTTGTAGCCTTTATCTTTTAAGACTTTAAAATAATGATTCAAGCCCTCACCGCTGTTCTCATAATAATCTATGATGTGGTATTCATCGCCTACCTTTCGTACAAACCAAATCGCTGTACTATCCGATACACCCAAATCCCAGTAAGTAGATACTGGCAAATGGCTGTTATCAGGCAAATTGTCAATAATGCGACCGTTGGCGTATAGCCATGTAAATTGTTTGGCATAATACGCCCCTTCAATGGATTGGGCGAACGCCTCGCTTGGGATTGACGGGTATTCCCGTTTCATGTCATCGCCTAGCGTGCGTTCTTTTGACGCATACCAAGACTTTTGATTATCACTAAGGGTAATGCCGTGCTTGGCTTGCAAACCATCAAAATAAGCCGTCAAACGCTCACAAATGGGCTGTTTAGGCATCTGATATTCAGGATTTTGCCACCATGAAAAAAAGAAAAACCGCCAATCTTGGGCGGTCAATGCTTTGTTTGATAAATGGTCTTTTTCGGCTTGCTGGCAATACTCAAAAAAATAACCCTGCCTACCTTCTGCTGTGGACTCAAGCGTAGCAATACCATCAATCGGCACAGCCTCAAACGCCCCCGTGACAATCTCACGAGCCTTGTCAGGATATTTGGCACAAATTTTACCAAATTCTGATACATGCAATCGCTGTAATGTACCTCCACGAAAGGATGTACTGACCGTAACACTGCCACCATTTTCAAAGACCAATTCCTCTTTGGTTTCAATCTTGACAGGGTTGGCAAGTCTGACAAGTTCGGGCAGGTTGTCATAAGCGAATTTGACCTTTTCCCGAAAAAGCCGTTTGGCATCGTGCAGGGTATGAGCAATCAAAGCGCATTTTTTCGACTCGAACAACGCACAATCCAACTGCATGATACACACTTGCGTGGTAAAACCTAATTGCCGGGCTTTCAAGATAATGTTTTTGTAGTGCTCGCCTTGAAAGTATTCCAACTGCTCGGCTGTCATCTTGAATTTAACTTTTTTGCCTGTCTTATCTGTGATGTAGTACAGGTTATTCAAGCGATACAAGGGGTCTGCTAATTTGTCAAACATTATCCCCCCTTATCTTCCCCCAGCTCTTTCATGAATTTTGCCATGAGTGAAATGGCGTTGTCGGTGTTGTCGTCTTGCCCTTTGTCGCTGTATTTTTTTGGGTTCATGCGTGCCAATACCCATTTTCGGGTATCAATGCGTAATTTCGCCCGTGCCACTTCTGCTGTCTCTGGCAATACTTCATCAGCAATGGTCAGCATCTCTTCGAAGTGCGTGGTCTCTCTGTCTTCGCACGCTCTACGATACTGCTCCGAAAAGTCATCATTATTATTCAGCCAATCCATGACGGTGGACATGGCTGGCATGTCTTTATCAAGGCATACACTTCTAAGACTGCGACCGTTTGCGATACGCTCACAAATCTCTAACGCCAATTCATCGGTGAATAATGTTGGTCTGCCCATTTTGGGCTTTTTAGCTGTCATAAGCCCTCCTGTGGGCAAAAAGCGTTGGGCGTAACGGCTTGCTGATATTGCAATACTAGTCATAAGGACTTACCGCCTTGCCCAACAAAAAAGCCCCACCAAAGGCAGGGCTAAAAACAAAAAACGGCTAAGTTTTCACACTTAACCGCATTTTGCCAAATTATAGGGTTTTTTGTTCGGTTTGTCAAGTGTCTTTTGTAGGATTTTAGGCAATAAACCGATTTTGCAAAGCGCGAATACACCGCTCGGATATTTCTAGGCGGTGCTTTAATTCTTGTAGGTGGTCTAACGCACCGCCAAAATACACCATCATCTGTGATAGCTCATCTTGTGCCTTGCGGTTTTGATGGGCGTTATCAGATAGAATGTTTTGAATGAATGGGATATTCAATGCAGGGGCGAACTCAAAACCCATAATAAACGCCAAAGCACTCTCAAAATCCGCTGCCAAAATATCCTTGTAGCTCGGTACGCCAAACTTATCTTTTAAGGCGGTGTACACCGTTTGATAATGGGTGCTGTTGGATTGGCATTTTTGGCGTACCGCCTTTTGGATTTGGGCTTGTTGCTCGGTTGAGATGGTGTGGCGGTATTGCCCTGTTTTGCGAATGCTTGGCAAGACTTCTGATGTTACCCATTTACGGAATTTGTGTTGAACCGTACCTTTTTGCATTGCCTTACGAGAACGCAGGATAAGGGCATAAAGTCCGCTTTCGTTGATGATGTTGATTTCTCTTGCTCTGTGATCTAGCCCTATGTTCAACATAGGGCTAGATGTTGTATCTAATTTAGATTTTTCATCATCATCTAGTGATTGCAATGCCTGGGTAGTATTTTGAACTTCCAAAATACCGCAAACATCATTGGCAACGAACCAAAATTCGCCATTTTGGTCAATAATACGGATTGGGGATTGTTCAAAGGTGAAATTGACAATCTGTGTGGCTTGTGTTAAAGTGGTCATCTAACATCTCCTTTTGGGTGTTATCAGCAGGCATTTCATCTTGGCGGACGGTGTCTGCTGTTTCGTTCAGTAAGTTTTCTTGCATTAGGGCAAGTTTTAGATAATGAACGAATTGTCCACGGATTGAACGATGTTCAATTTTGGCTTGGCGTTTTACAATCGCTGTTAATTCATCATCAAAAGAACAGGTGTACATAGTTAACTCCTATTTTTATGCCCTTAACTTAGTAAGTTTTACTAAGTTTTAGTATTTTAAAACTTAGTAAAAATTATGTCAAGGGGTTTTTGTGTCTAAAAATTTTGCCCAATCACTCAAATTTCATCGCTCAACCAAACAACTAAGTCAAAGCGAGCTTGCTCGCTTGGTTGGCATATCTCAAAAACAGATTTCTGATTATGAACTTGGCACATCAAAACCACGCCAAGCTACACTCATTAAAATTTTGCAAGTTCTAGGCTTGGACGAACAAGAGTTTTTCAATAGTTCACGCACAATGTCCTATTGGGATAGTAAAGATAATGATTTGATAGAATATGTGGGAGATAATGGTAAAAAAATAATTCTACCTTACTCTTATCAACGCAATCCCAAAAATAGCATTGTTCATACTCATTATGGCGACTCAATGCTACCCACACTCAAAGATGGTGATTTATTGCTTATCAATACATTATCACCTCTATTTTATGGGGATTTATATCTGGTAGAAATACAGGGCATTCGCTCTGTCTATCGCATTTATCCTGCTGATGATGGTAGACTACTTTTTGAAAAAGATAATCCTGCTTACCATCATTTCACGATGAATAGTTTGGAAGTAGAAATTTTGGGAAGAGTGGATTTTCGGCAAGGGTTTCTGTGATTTTAAACGGTCTTTTGACCGTTTTTTGTTGCCCCATTCCCCACCCCCCCTGTCAAGCCCTGTTTTGAATTAAGCACCAACACCCCACACAGTCAAACCGTGCAGGGTGTTTTTTAAGTGATGGTTAGGCAACCAATTCTAACAATTCTTTGCCAAAAAACGCAGGCAACCGCTCGGCTTTGGCTTGGTTGTAGTCGGTGGCTTGTTCCACCAGTTCAGATAAGAAAAATTCCATCGGCTCATCGTCGCCGTATTTTAATACATTACGGATAATCAGCCGTTCGGTGGCTTGTATCGTGCGTGCATACTGCTCACTCATTCTAAAAATGCGTTCAAGCTCGGTGGCAATAATGGGTAAATGTTCACGACTAAATTTGGCTGGGCTCTTGACCCCCGTTACCGCTCTTAACCTTGCCCAAATGGCATGCCCTGCGGATTTTTGCATTTTAAAGTTGTTTTCACACAGCCATACAAGGCGTTTTAGGTTTGTCCAGTCTTTGTCGGATAGCGTGTTGGATTGGACGGTCGGGACGGTGTAGGTGCCTGTTTTGCGGATGGTTGGTAAAACTTCATCAAATACCCAGTTTTGGAATTTAACCGCTTCAGCTTTGTTGGAGCGGAAAATCACTCGGTATAGATTGGGTTCGTTGATGAATGTGATTTGTTGAACTCCGCCTTTGGTAGGGGTGGAAAGTTTTGCTACCCCTTTTGGGTCAAGATTGAAAGTGCTTACGGGGCGATTTTGCAAAGCCAAAATAGCTGACACATCAGCAAGGCAAAAATAGGGCTCATCACCTTTTAGAGCGGTGCGGACTTGATAAGATTTGTCAAAATTGAAAATTTGAATGTTTGACATAGTCATTTTCCTAACGATAAGAGTTTAAAAATCCTACCACAGAAAAACGCCAAGTTTAGGGTGGTAGGGGTTACAGGATTGGCGTACTGTTCGTTAGGTAACAGCGTATCTTGCGATACTCCCATAACCCCTACCATAATGGGGGTGTACATTTTGCGTACACCCTTTTAGGAAAGGGTTATAATTTTATTATACCCCTTTATTTGGGGTAATTAGTGCAATAAAAAACCGCTTTTGGGGCGGTTGCATTGCAACCTAACGAAATTCAGACCGCCAAGTCTGACATCAGATTTTGCTGATGTAGGTATATCATACCCCACTTCCCCACCCCCTGTCAAGCCCTATTTTCTTTAAATGTTTTTCGCCAGTATTCGCCCGCCACATCATCTGCCAAACTTAGCTCGCCTGCCACCGCCCCTGCCACGTTGTCATACACAAGCGTGTGCGATTGGCAAAACGTGGATTTTGAAATACCTAGCATTTTAGCCTTTTGTGTGTCTGTCAAAGCACATTGCACTGTATCAATCACAACCGCACAGGCAAGGTTTTTGGCGTGCTTGCGTCTTTGGCTTTTAGACTGATAGCCCTGCTCGGCAAGTTTGACAACTTCATGATAAAATTCATCACGCTTGCTGTCATCAACATAGCACGCCACCGCCGACCGCATAAGCTCGGGGTTGTCTGTTGGGGCGTGCTTAGACACATACGCCAAGCAACCCGCACCGTCCGCCATATCAATCGCACTTGGCGACTTACCAAAGTTATTGCTAAACTCGCTTGGGCTTTTTGGGCTCATCACCGCACGAGCAAGGTCAAGGTTTGGGTAGTCGTTCATCACAAATCTCTCCATCTCTTTTTTGCCTGCTCAAATTCTTTTTTAAATTTGCGACGTTCTTTTATCATGTCAAAAAGCAACACCGAAAAAATGCAAAAGCTCGAAAACAACGGCAATAACACCAACACCGACACCACAAAAATCCCCAAACCGTATTGTTCAATCATTGTTTACCCCCAAACTCTCCAAAATCGCCCATTCTCTATCGGACAATTCCCAATTTATTAAATTGTTTTTGATTTTCATTTCTTTTGCTTGCAGTTCTTTGGCTTGCAACTCTTTGGCTTTGTTGTCGCTAATCAGCAATCCGCCACCAAATAAACTTTTTTTGTGGGGTTTTTGGCAATCAAGCTGACGAATAAAAACACTTTCATTAGCCGACACGCTAAATTCAACCCCTGCCTTACATAATTTAAATAAATTATTTACCATCAGCACATTGGGCGAATATTGGTATTTTGGCAATGTTGGCTTTTCTTTCTCCAATGAACTTAGGGCATTGTATAGTGTTGGGGCGGTCATCGCTCGCACATCGCCACACAGATTAGTCACGAAACAAGTAGCTACCACCGCCCCATTATCATAAGTAATGATAGCAGGGGCAATAATAGCGGTACAATCACGGTTTCGCATTGGGTTAAACACCGTCAAAGAAGGGGCGAACAAAAAGAATTTGATATTATTTGCCAAATAAAAATCAATGATTTTTGACAAAATAGAAAAAGGCGGATTGTCAATCACCACCGTGTTTTCATCATAATTTTGGGCGTGTGCTTGATAATCGCCATCAGGATAAAAAGGGCGTTCTATCGTCAAATCGTCCAAATTTAAAATATGTTGGTTTACATAATCTAAAACAATGTCATACACCGCAGGTGGTGTGAATGTGTCATCGCTCGTATTTCTTTTTTCAAATTTTTGTAGCCAGTCGTAGTATTCATTGCTATTCATTTGCCATCCCCATCAAACCACATCAAAAACATCAAACAACACACTGCATGGGCAAGGTGTGGTAATCCACTCTCACTATCCACTTTCTCGCCTGCCCACCACGCATTTAGATGGCGGTGGGCGGCGTTAAAATACCGCTCACGGGCATTTGGTACATGACGCCAGTTATCAGCTCCGTATTTATTTGCACCGAACTCCAACACTTCTACCACCTGCCACAATGCCTTGTGTGGAATTAGGCTAAATCTGGGCTTGTTTTGGTCGTGTTTTTGTCCATCTCTCATAAAAGAATCAATGGTCACACCGCCGATGGTAATTGGCTTGGTTCTTACTACAACAGCCCTGTGACTTTCTTCAGACTTTTGAATTTCTGCTACATTATCAGTCATGAAAACCACTCCATCGCTTTCACAAAAGTCTGCAAAAGCCCAATCAATGTCAGCACCCCCAAAGTAAAGCCGACACCACACACAAAACTCAATGTTAACGCTTCAATCACTTCACGAGAATTTTTCACTTTTCAATCTCCACTAGTTTGTTATCTTTTAAAATGTATGCTTTGCCATCAATGATGAGATAAGTCTTATGTCTTCTCACTATTGACGACAATTCAACGAACGCATTAAAAACATAAATACAAAAACCAATGAGCAATACAATGAGCGCCCATTGCAGCCAAATAATAATCTCTAAATCACTCATCTCACCCATTTTAAGTCCTCCGATACTGGCAATGATACGCCTTGTAAGTACGCCCATTGCTCAATGTTGTTTAGATATTCACTAAATTGTTTGGTATTTATCATGCTACTTCTGATACCGTTCGCCACACTTCGGGCAATGCGTTCATATTGTGCTGTTGACAGCTGATTTTTAGCGACTTTTAAGCTCTCTATCGTTTCCAACATCTCGCCATCATCTTTGGCTAAAATCAACGCTAAAAATTTGCGTTTTAGATACAAGTGCATCTCATCATCCGCCCAGCCTTTGTTGCTTGCCAAGATATGCACCCATTGCCAATATAAGCGGTTTTGTGCCTGTGAGCGCGTCTCGTCCTTATCGGTAATGATGACATTGACAATCTCGCCTGCCTGTTTTCTTGTTAGAATGCTTGCCACGCAGTTTGACAAGATGCCATCATCAATAATTCTAAACCTAAGTTTCATTGGCAAATGGCAACTGTGGCTGTAATTGGCTTTCCAACGCTTTTAGCTGCTTTACCAGCCTAGGCTTAATCACTTTACCGCCTTGACATAGCACACGACCTGCCACCGATAAATCATCGGTCAATCTCGCCACCTGTGCCGACACATCAGCAATCTGCATCATCAATGACAAATCCGTCAAATAAGCACGCTTTTCACAATCAATAAAATAACGGCGTGCCTGCCTGCCTTTTTCGGTCTTTTCCACCATGGATAGCTCTTTTGCCATATCTAGGGTGATGTGGTAGTCAATACTTCGTCTATCGCCACCACGCCCTTTGGTTTCACAATTTTGTGAAATCAAAACATAATCCACATTTTGCACAAAACCATAATCATTGATACGGTCTTTAATCCAGTCGGCAAATCGGCGTTTATTATTCAATGCCTTGTGTAGCTCTCTTGCGTTCACTGTCTGTACAGTTTCATTGCCAATATTGCTTTGTAATACTTTGATTTGATGAATTAACATGATACCTCCTTAAAATATTGTTTCATTATTTTGCTGTAATGCCCCATTCACAAACGCCAATTTACCCATAAACCACGCCCTCGCCTCTTCCCTACTCATCGCTTGATATTGGTCAAGCCACACATGGCAGGTATGACAAAGTGGAATTGTGTAGCTATCATCTGCCTTAATCCCCATACCTTTGCCAAACTGCCCCCAATTAGCATGACAGGCTTGTGATGGTGGTGGGGCATGGCATCGCACACAGGGCAAGGCTCGGATTTGTTTTAGTCGGTTCACAAAAACCACTCTTTAAGCTTGGCTGGTACATGCACTTCATGCACCCATGCCAATGTAATTCTTAATCGCTTGTATGGCATCATCCGCACCGAAACACACAACCGCCATGTAACCTTGTTTAATCAGTCTTTCAATCATGGTTTTTTGGTTGTCGTTGGTGCGGCCGCCTTTGACTTTTAGCTCAACAAATAATCCGTGATAACCGCCCTTTGGGATGAATAAGAACAGGTCGGGAAATCCTGCCAGCGTTCCCATCGCCTTAAATCGCTTGGCGGTGGCAATGTGGCGTTTGCCACCGTTGGGGCTGTGGTGCAGATAGTCTGATAATTTGCCATCGCCATGTTTTTGCCACTTCGCCCACTTGATGATTGCCATCTGTTCGCTGTCTTCACGGTGTTTCATGCCGCCACCTTTTTTCCGATCTTCTCCATCAATCCCGCTAGGTATTCTTGCGCTCGCTCATTGCTGACTGGTGTGTGTTGCTGTTCGATTAGTGGTACGCTTGGGATTGTAAATGTTGCACCGCTATCAAGTTCATCACATACCGCTTTGTAAGTCTTCCCCCAACGCTCGTTAAGGATGTAATCAGCTTCGTGGGTTAGGGTGTAAAATCCAATTCTCATCGCTGATTCATAGATTGCCACGTTATCCCATTCGGCTTGATTGCCTGCTTGGATTTTGCTGGCTGTATCAATCGCAATTCTCAACGCTTGATGGCTGTCGGTGTGTCTGTTCTGCAATACCAAATCTAAAAACTGCACTTCGTTTGGCGGGAATTTCTTAAAAACATCTTTGCTAAGTCGATAGGCTTGTCTTAGTTCATCAATCGTGGCGTTTTTCGATGTGAAGTAATCTGCCCATTCCAAGATTTTGTTGCGCCCCCAATCGTATTCACCGCCTGTTACCATGAGAAAACTGTAATTTTCTTTGAATTTCATGAATAGCTTGCCAACGATATCAACCATAAATTCAGGCGGTGGCTGTACTGGCTCGAACATTGTCGCTAAGATGATTTGGCGTTGCTGTTCGGTCAAATTATCTATAGCGTTCGGGGTATAACTCTCGCTTGAGCTCAAGGGTCTCTTGCTGTAATCGATTGACGTACGCTGTGGTGCTGTTTGGATGTGGTTGATGATTTGGCTGATGTGCATTGCTTGCTCCTACTAAATTTCCGTACTGGTCGTAAGTTTGTGGTGTTTGTGGCTGTGGATTTCGTGCCTTGAACTCTATTGATCTATTGATCCAGTTGCTAAACGCCATAGACCAATTCGCATACCCTTGACCTTTGGATAATGCCCAAATTTTGAATCTCTCAAGCTGATCATTAACATCCAATCCGTTTTCCAAGCATTTTCTAAATTGGTTATCTGTGATTCTCAAATCGCTTGGCGGTTCAAAAGTAATTTTTGGTTTTGTGGTTTTTGATTTTGATTTTTCCAAAATCCCGTTATCAACCGATTGTGTTTTTCTGCTGATTGGCTCGTGCGTACTAACACTCTTGTTTTTTATTCTAGTGTTTTTAATATAATGTATTTCTGTGTGTCCATTTTTTGGACTAGGTTCTTGTCCATTTTTTGGACTAGCTGGTCCATTTTTTGGACTAGTACAGTTTTTATATAGTCCATTTTTTGGACTAGGTTGTTCATCTTCCGCAGTACAAAAATCATCATTTAATTTATATTCATTTGATGATTTTTGGCTGCCTTGTTCTTTGATGATTAATCCTAAATCAATTAATTCATCCAATGCTTTGCTGATTGTCGTACGGCTGTTTAAGCCTGTACTTTTTTGGATTTGCGAATAACTGATGCGGTCAGCTTCTTTGTGCCAACCACGGGTTTTTCGGACGATGAGCAGGTAGATTTTGCAAGCATTACCGCTAAGCTTGCAAAGCATTTCATCAACGAATGCGTTTGGCAGCTGAAAGCTGTTTGCGATAAATTTACTCATTATTTGCTGCCCCCGTTATATTTAAAAAGCGTTGTTATTCTGCCCATGTGAACAGCGTTTACTTGCTTGATGACTGTTCGCCCTGCTCGTTTGTTAATGACTTTAGCTGTTCTGATTGGCTGTGTGAAATCAAACCTTTCTCGAACATCGCCAATGCTCATCAGATGACCCCTCTTAAGGCAATCAATCCACTGCTTATGACGCATGAACTGCTTACTAGATAGTCCGTATTTTTGAACCGATGGCTTTGCCTTGGGCTTTGGCAATCCCATTGTTTTATGATCTTTCACGCCATGCGGTGGGCGTGGTTTTGGTTCTGAGCTATCAAGTACGGTAATCTTGCCACCACTCGCTATATACGCTTCAATCTCTGCGTTTAGCTCTTGATTGCGCTTGGCTTTCTCGTGTTTGCAGGGTAAATCAACACGATGTGTCGGCTTGATATTGCCGTGATTTTGCTGTATAATGGATTCGTTCATTTAGCTTGTTCCTTATAAGTTAATCCGAAAATGGACATCGCCCCTAGTTGGCGCTAGGGGGTTTTTAGTTTCTCAATTTCTGCAAGACGTGGGCAAAGATCCACCGCTTTGAACTTTCCTTTAGTTACAATCTCCGCTCTTTGTGCGCTGATTGCACCCATCTGGGCTTTTCCTGTCAGCCAAGCATTAACGCTAGGTTGCTTTACATTTAGCTGTCTAGCTGCTTCGCTTTGGCTTTCAAAAAAACCTACTAAAGACGTGTATCGTTTTATCAGTTTTTGGCTCATAGTCATATTTATTAATTATTGAATTTATTTGTATATTTTATAGTTAAATCTATCAAAAATCAATAGTTATTTTTATTTGCCTATCTATAGTTTAGACTATATAATATAACTAACCCCTAATATGTAATAAGGTGAAATTATGAACACGCTCTCTGATAGACTTAAATGGGCTAGAAGTCAGGCAAAACTAAGTCAAAGTAAAATCGCTGAAGCTGTTGGTATATCCCAGCCAACTTATCAGGCGTTAGAGAGTGGCAAGGCTCAAAAGACTTCTTACATGATGCAGATTGCCAGCGTTCTGAATGTCGATCCAAATTGGTTAGCCACAGGACAAGGAGAGATGGTCGCACCAGCGCGCGAAAGCCAAATTGATGAAAATAACACACAAGTCATGGGCTTTTGGGATAGTGAAACGCCACTCCAAGATGATGAATTTGAGGCGAATTTTTATAAAGATGCTGAGTTTTTAGGCGGTAGCGGCTTTGAGGCTGATGTCTATGATGACGGCAGACGCAAGATAAGATATGCCTACACCGCCGCTAGACGCGCAGGGGCAAACCCCAACAAGGTTATCTGTACCACCCTATCAGGCGACAGCATGGAAGAGCTGATACTAGACGGCTCAATGATTGCCATTGATACAAGCAAAAAGGACATACGAGAAGGCAAAATCTACGCATTTCGTCATGGTAATATGCTCCGTGTCAAGTATCTGATACCACGCCCTGACGGCGGTCTGGTTATCCGCAGTCATAATGAGCGATACAGAGACGAAGTCATCACAGGCGATGAAATAGAAAACGAAAACATTCAAATCATCGGCTGGGTGTGGAATTGGTCTAGCTTGGTAGTGTGGTGATGGAGAAATTGGATGGAAAAAATTGTTATTTCTAATGAAGAAAGTGCAATTGCATTACTTGACAGAATTATAAAAAATCCAAAAACTATTGATTTATCCAATATCAAAATTCAGGGTTGGGATGATTTCACCATTCATATTCACGGTGAAAAATTCAATAATAGCATCACACCATCCGTCATGCGTGGTATAATATCTCTACAGCAGGCGATTTATGAAGCGTATGCGATTGCCAGATACCAAGATAAAAATATCAATCGCTTAACACATGAAGAAAAATCAAGGCTGGAACTGACAGTTGTAGTAACACAAGGGTCATCTATACTATCCATAGATGTCAATGAAATAGCAAGTAGTGCATTAGAGCAGGCATTAGCAAATATGAGTTCCGAGCAGGTTTTTGGTCTTTTACTTTTTGCCATAGTTTGTTACTTTGGTAAATCAATATGGGTACGCCATATTGAAAAAGCTCAAAATGACAAAACCGCCGAAGAAGAAACTTCACGGCAAAAGATACTGGCTGATGCCATGATTGAGCAAACCAAGATATTGTCCCAAAGTAATGAAACAACTATTAAAACCCTACAAAAGTTTGCTGAAATCCACCCACAAGCTCAGCAAATTCAAGACAGAGCATACGAGACACGCAATAAGTTAATCAGAAGTTTAAAATATGCTGATAGAGCTGAAATCAACCAATCAGTTGCCATTACAGGAGATGCGGCGGAGTTTTATACCACAAGAACAATGGATGAGTGGACGCCTATTCGCATGGATGGTGCATATCGGGTATTGAATGTTAATTCATCAAATACCAGACAAAGAAAAGTAACCTTGCGTAATTTAAGCACAGGAAATCAGCTCACCGCCAGCTTAGAAGATAGCAATATCAAAAAGGAACACTTGGAGTTTCTTGGGGTTGCTGAATGGAATTTACACCCCGCCCATCTAAAAATTAAGGCAAAAATGAAAGGCGATGAGATTAAAGATGCACAGATTATTGACATTGATAAGGTAGATAGAAGCATTATATTTGATGATGAGCAGGACGAAATAGAAAAAAGCCCTGAATAAATCAGAGCTTTTTACCGACTGGGAATTACTGCACGAACCTGTGTGCGACCCTGTCCATGTGATTATTATAGGTGTTTTATGTGTAAATTACAAGGGTAAACTGCAATTTTTAACACAATTTATTAAAGTATGACGGTGAAATCTACCATCTTAAACCGCATTACCGTAAAAATTGATACAAGCCAGATGGCACAATTTTTGAAGGCTGTCTCGCTACTTCCTGTTGCAGAAAGGCAATCTCTTTTTGATAGTCTAAAAAAAATTCCGCAGACGACCTTAGAACACCTGATAGGCAAAGCTGTGGATGTGGGTTTTGATGGTCTGGCGGCTCTAATCCACCAAGCTCAAAGCAGTTAAAATCCGCCTTGCTGTCAGGATATTTCACACAAAATCTGTCAAAGCGCAAATAACCAATAAGCCGCTGATAATCCCCAACAGGAAATCTACAAACAGTAGAAATTTAAAAGGTCGTTAGACTGCTATTTGCTGTGATGCGACCATCAACAAATATGGCGTTATGTAGTTGCATATATACTCCCAGATAAAATAAACACCCCTAAGGTTTTAAATCCTTAGAGGCGTTCAAGGTTTGGGACTGGTAATCCCAAAAGGCAGTTTGCCAGACTGCTTAAGGTGCGACTTGTATAGCATGGAAATGCTAAGGGCTGTGCCCGCCTGTCAAGCCGAACCGTGTTGGCTAGGTGTACAACTAGCCGATACAAGCGGTAGGCGTACCGCTATACAAATGCCAAACTTTAACATTTGGCGAACGTTCGTCAAGAAAACAAGGCATAACGCTATGTTTACTTTGACAATTCAAAAAAACAAAGATGGCTTTAGTGTGCATTGCACGATTGACTTCCATCAATTAGCCCTTGCCGCCATTGCTTTATTTGGATTTTTTGGCTAAGCAAAAAAAAAAAATCATTTTTTCACCTGCTACCCTTTTGGTTGGCAGGTTTTTTTTGCTTTATGGTTGTTATTTTAGCAGATTTTTAGATTTTTTATAAAAAATAATAGTATTAAATATCAATAATTTATAGTCTTTTTTATATTTTTTGATAAAAATGACTATATTTTTATTGACTTATTTTATAGTTATAGCTATAATACACACATCAACAGCAGATGATGCCTTGACTACTATTTAAAAGCCTAAAAGCCCTACCGTGAGGGAAACACACGGAGTTTAGACGAAGTTAGACGAACCAAATCTAAAATCGGCTAAACAAAGCCCACACCACCGTGGCAGATAACGGAGTGAAAGCTAATCAGCTATTGCCCATTCATTAAGTGGGCAATCACGGATTAACTTTAGGAGCGAGCCGATGAGCATAATTATTGAAGACCTGCTTATTGATATGAGCAACAAGCAAGGCTGGGCGGTCATCTACCCAGACCAAAACGATGACGAGAAATACGCTGAAATCATCATCAAATTCGATTATGGCCTTGAATACATCCCAGAAGATGTCGAATGGCTAGACGGGTGGAAAAGGGTAGAGCCTGCTGAAGTCAATATCGTTAATATTGAGTTTGGCGAATATAGCGTGATTGATGGCGATCACAAGCCAACAGCAGCAGAGATTGAAGCGGTGCACGCTGAAATGTGGTTGAAGATTGAAAGAACTGAACGGGAGGAATTATGGAAACTGTTCGAGCTCGCTTGTTAGATGGCCTGGTGCTTGAGGCATCAATCACGGAATATGATGATTTTACAGTCATCAACAAGGCAACACTACTCATGAATCTTAGCGATGAAGTGGTGTTTGATTTATCCATATTTGACAATCAAGAGACGGTTCGCAAGGCATTGGCTAAGAAGTGCTACCTACCTATCTATGAATGGGAAATGCAAGATTATTTGTCGGGTGAAGAAGCATGAACGCATTAAAAAACCTTTTGGGCATGACTGCCCTAACAATGATGATGATTGTTTTCTCAAGCCTATTTTTAAAGGCTTGCGATAAAGAATACGAGAACAATCGGGCTTATATTGAGCAGTACAAAGAGGAATTGAGAAAATGAGCAATATTGTATCAGTGCAGATCGAAAACCTTGCCAAAAACTTAAATATGCAAGGCGTGGATGAACAGCACCTAAAACACACACTAACAAATACAGTGTTCAAGGGTGCGACTGAAGAACAGCTTGTATCACTAATGATTGTTGCCAATCAATACAAGCTAAATCCCTTTACCAAAGAGATTTACGCCTTTGCAAGCAAAGGCGGTATCACGCCCATTGTGTCGGTTGATGGATGGGCAAGAATTATCAATAACAACCCATTAACTGACGGCATTCAGTTCGAGCAAGACGATGTGTCTTGTACTTGCAAGCTTTATCGTAAAGACCGCACCCACCCAACGGTAGTTACAGAATATCTTGAAGAGTGCCAAGGCGAACTTAAAGATAAGTATGGAAATATTACCCCTTGGGGCAAATACCCCAAGCGCATGTTACGCCATAAGGCACTTATCCAATGTGCAAGGGTTGCGTTTGGTTTTAGTGGCATCTATGACGAGGATGAAGCCAAGCGCATTGAAGGCGATTTTGTGCAAGCCAAAGCCGAGCCTAAAGTCATTGATCATGAATATGATGCGTTTTACGCCGAATATCATCCAATGCTTGAACTGGCGGCAAAACGTGGTACTGATGCGCTACAAGATGCCTTTGTTGGCCTACCGAATAGCAGCCATAAAAAAAGATTGTGGTCTGAAAATGGTGTGAGTCTAAAAGAACTTGCCCAGTCGTATGACGTGCAAGATGTTGCATATGAAGAGGTTGTCGAATGAATATCTTGCAAAGAAATGATGATTGGCTAACAAGTAGAATTGGCAAGATAACAGCGAGTCGCATTGGTGGTATTAATGCAAAGCCCAAAACTGGCAAAGCCTTAAACGAAACATTGCTTGAAATCTTATCGGAAAGATTGACAGGCGAAAAAACAGAAGGCTTTACCAGCAAGGCGATGCAATGGGGAATTGAAAATGAACCCTATGCCGTAACTGCTTATGAGAATGAAACAGGCTTGTTTGTTATGCAAACAGGACTAATCGACCACCCTACTATCCCCATGAGTGGCGCAAGCCCTGATGGGTTAGTAGGCAAAGATGGGCTAATTGAAATTAAATGCCCTACAAGCCCAAAACACACAAACACCCTGCTAACAGGGCAAGTGCCAAGCGAATATATGCCACAGATAACATGGCAGTTGGCTTGTACAGGGCGAAAATGGTGTGATTTTGTTAGCTATGACCCACGCCAGCCAGAGCATCTAAAAATCAAGATTATCCGTGTTAATCGTGATGATGAAGCGATTGGCGAACTTGAACAGCAGGTTATCAATGCCAATCAGATTTTGGAAAACGCCAAAAAAGAATTGGGAGCGTAAAAATGGCAAGTGTAAATAAAGTAATTTTGGTGGGCAACTTAGGTACTGACCCTGATGTCAAAACCTTTGATAACGGTGGCAAAATAGCCAATGTCTCAATCGCCACCAGCGAACGATGGACGGACAAGAATACAGGTGAGCAGAAAGAAGCGACTGAATGGCACAAAGTAGTCATGCACAATCGCCTGGCAGAAATTGCAGCAGAGTACCTAGCCAAAGGTAGCTTAGTCTATATTGAGGGTAGTTTGCACACTCGCAAATACACCGACCAGCAAGGCATTGAGCGGTATAGCACCGAGATTAAGGCTGTGTCAATGCAAATGCTTGGCGGTGGTCAGCAGTCGCAGGGTCAAGCCCAGCAACAAGGCTATCAAGCACCGCCACAGGCACCACGCCAATACCCACAAGGCATGACGGCAAGCCCATTAACGACAATGCAAAAACCACCCCAAAACACGGTGTATCAGACGCCCAATGATGACACGCCCTTTTAATAAAAATCCTTAATCCGTGTTTTTCTATCTGAGATTAGGGCGTAAGCGGTGGGTGCGTAAACTACCGCTGTGCTTGATTGTTTTTCGTATACTCGCAAGGCAAGCACCGTGTGGCTCACGAGACGAGCTTTTTTATTAGATAACCAAGGATAGAACCATGACCGATAAATTACAAACCGTCATTAATCAGATTACAGAGTGCCTAGATAGTGCTGATTTGGGCTTGACCATCGGACAAATCCAGACGATGACACGACTATCCAATAAGACCGTAAAAACCGCCTTAAAGCATATGGATGTAGAGTTTGACGGTGCTGGATACTTATTGAAAAAGACCGCAGAAGTGGACATCATCACATCATCACAATCCCAACTCACACAAGCCAAAAAACGCAACAAGCCATTTACACCCAATCCACTCATGGGTTACCAAGTAGAAAAAGGCAAAATTAAAATCTTTTTAGACCGCCGTGCCAGTTCAAAGACGCTGACGCTCACCACTGAACATCTATCAGAGCTGGTCAATGCGGTAAATAAAGCGAGAGTAACGCAATGACCGACCAAACCCTACAATCCATTATTGACTGGTTTAAGATTGCCAAACCTAATCCAACCAATCAAAACATCGTGCAGCAGATGGCTTATCACTTTGAAGAAGTTGCTGAGATGTGCGATGCAATCGGTGCCTATGATATGGAAAGCGAATTGATTACGCTAAAGAATGACCTACTTAGCGTATCTCGTGCAGATGAGGATTATGCAGACGCTGATTTTTTTATCCAACATATGGATAAAAAAGCTCTACTAGACGCACTCTGCGACCAAATCGTAACTGCACTTGGCGTAGGATATATGATGGGCTTTGATATGGAAGGTGCATTAGCAGAAGTAAATCGCTCTAACTATACAAAGTTCACTACTGATGAGCAGGGGAATCCAATACCGTTTATCGATGCGAACGGTAAGATTGGAAAGAACCCAGATACTTATCGCAAACCTAACTTAGAACCGTTTATTGTATCTGACTCTGATAAGTAATGATGATACTTTAAACATAACAACCCTGTCATCTTTATAAAACTAAAAAATTTAAAGATGACAATCGTCCAACAAAGGAGAAACTTTATGAACATTGACAACCTAACCCTAGGTCAAATCAAACAAATCCAAGCCCTGCTTGGCAACACAAGCATGCCAGACACTCAATCGCCAGATGGACTGAATGCCATGATTGGCAAAAAAGTCATCATCCGCACCTACTCAGCAGGGGTTTGGTTTGGTGAATTAGAGCAAAAATCAGGCAATGAAGTCATCCTAAAAGACGCTCGCAGAATGTGGAAATGGTGGGCAAAAGAGGGTATTAGTCTATCTGCTTGTGCTTTGTACGGTGTAAAGCACGATGACTCAAAAATCGTAGAGCCTGTGGAATCTGTATGGCTTGAAGCCATCGAGATTATCCCATGTACTGATACTGCCATCAACTCATTGGAGACCGCACCATATGTCAAAGCTGAGTAAACCAATCATACATGGCTATACCTATAACAGTAGCGGTGGTTATAACTATGGCTATGGCTACGGCAATGGCGATAGCGGTGGCACTAGAAGTGGTTATGGCGATGGCAGTGGCATGGGCAGTGGCTATGGCTATGGCGATGGCAGTGGCATGGGCAGTGGCTATGGCGATAGCGATGGCAGTGGCGGTGCTTAAAGCGATGTCATTGATGATAGTTATCGTGCAATCAACATATTTTAATCTATTTAAGGAGTATTTTTATGAATGAATTAACACCACCTGAAGTCGTGCAAGCACTACTCGACGGTAAGAAAGTAGAAATCAGAGCCGTTATTGACTCGCAGAACAGTGACTGGAAACCACTTGATGAACACGAGGTTAACATCAGAGTACTAACCAATGGGTTTTTTATGTTTCGCCTAGCTCAAGAAATGATTACCGTTGGTGATGTGAGCTTTCCTAAGCCAGAGAGTGAACCGCTAGAAGTAGGTACCGTATACTGGGTAGCTGCACCAACTCACCAATATTATTCATCAATAACCACATTCATCTGGGGAAATGGCAGAGATGATAAACGGTACCTGCAAAGAGGGTTTGTGCATTTGACGCGAGATGCTGCGATTCAGCATGCCAAGGCACTAGTTAATTTAAGCGGAGGAAGTATTGATGCAGAATAAAACCTTAATTGAATTGCTCGAATGGCTTAACAGTTTACCAAATAGAGATTTTTTCAATGACTGATTTAATTTTATATCTGTATTTGATTGATGTTATAGGTAGTATAGCTTTTAGTACAAAAGCTATAGCGGTAATTTCCATTATAATTTTATTTTTTATTGTTGTTTACTTGTTTTCAGAAGCATCTTATCTTGACCGAGATGATGTAAAGCATATCGCAAATAAGTATTGCAAACCTATTGTGATTGCACTTACCTTAACAAGCCTTATGTTAGCGGTTATACCCAGTAAGCAGACAATGTACATCGCGTTAGGCTTACATACAGCTAACCAAGTTCTGCAACACCCACAAATGGTTGAAGTGGGCAACCAAGCAATGCGTATTCTACAGGCGAAACTCGAAGAATACGAGAAAGAATTAGCAAAGGAAAATACAGATGACACAGACAATCAAACCAAATGATTTAGTATATATCCCATCAATATCATTTAGATTGCACAAGGTAGTTTTAGGCGGTGGTGATTTACTTATTGTACATACTTTGAGCAGAAATATGTACCACATCAATCGTGAAGGTTGCTTATATAATCCACACAAAAACAACTGGCACACACAACAATTTGCTTTTCTAGCTACACCTGAGAACAAAGAAAAACTTGAACGAGTTTATGGCTGGTTAGAGGATATTCCAGTTGATAAAAATTAGTGGTGTTTCAGGAAACTTTGAACCAACTTCTTAAAACAGAGTTTGACCGAATTCATAACAGCTTTGGTCAATTTAACAACACGGCGTTTCCTCCATGCCCTAAAGTGCATGGTTTCCACGCTAGGAGGATTTGATGAAGATGACGCATTTTCGTCTGCTATACCTTACTGCTGTAAAACAGGCAAAGCCATCATTGATTTTATTGATGGCGAAGTGGTTTTGGAGGGCTGACAGAGTATTAAGATATTTTATCTAATTTAAGCACCATAGGAGATAAAATGAACCGATACAGCATTGAAATCTTATCTGACACCCCACCACGCTTATTTATTGGTGATGTGGTAGCAGGTGGGCAGGTGGTGGCAATCAAGAGTGATGAACCCGACACCGTCTCGGCAAGTTGGCTAAGTGAGAAAACAGGGCTTTCAAAATCCACCATCACCGCCAAACTTGCCCCCATCGCACAAGGCACAGACGGTAAAAAGATGTATTCACGCCTTACTGCCTTGCACCTGCTAAGCGGTGATAAGATGAAAAAGGGCAGACCAAGAAAGAATTAAGGGGCTATATAGCCCCTTTTTTATTTCTGAAATAAATCCACCAATTCATCAATCGTGGGATTATAGTATGTATTGATAAGCGTCTTAATATCTTTATGCCCTGTTACTTTTGCCAAAGTTTCCACAGGCAGTTTTAAATCCTTGACAAATCGGCTGATGGCTTCGTGGCGGGTATCGTGGAAATGCAAGTCATCAATGCCTGATTTTGCATATATCCTCTTCCAAGATTTTTCAAACGAATTTAGGGTAATTGGCAACAACCGCTCATCATCGTGCTTAATCCATGACAGCATTTCTTTGGCTGTCGGAGTTAGTGGCACATTGCGACTATCGCCATTTTTTGTTTTCGGCAGATGTATGTAACCGTCTTTGATGTCGGCTTTTTTAACGCCCAGTATCTCGCCACGTCTCATAGCCGTCTGTATTGCGAATATAAACGCCCATACAACGTATTGTTGCGTTTGGGTGGGTGTTTGTCCTAGCTGATAGTTACCAGCACTTAAAATGGCTTGTACATCGTTCTCGCTTATCCGTCTGTTTCGCGCCTTGGGAACTGCTGGCTTAGTTAGATTGGTAAACGGGTTATCGGTAATGATAAATAACTCTTTGACCGCATAACTCATGACAGACGAAAGGTATGATATTTCACGCCTTACCGTGCCAGCTGATACTTTTGTCAGCCGTGCATTGCGCCAATCCGTCAGCTCTTTGGGTGTTATCTCATTGACGGGCATACTTGCCAGCCAACTAAAATCACGCACAAAGGTGCGCTGCATGACAACCTCAGTATCTTTCGCGCCTTTGTCTTTGCCTGCCTTATCATGATACAATCTGATTAATTCGGCAAAAGACATCACACGGCTTTTGTCGTTCTGAATTAGCCCTGCTTTGTGTTCAAGTATTTTTTGGCTGGCCCAAATTGTGCATTCTTTGGCGGTGTCTCGGGTGGCTGATAATCGCTTACCATCCAGCATGATCTCAATGCGATAGCTATCACCCCGTTTTCTTGGTTTTGGCAGTCTCAT